GACTGATCTTATTACTACAACGACTAATACTCTAAAGAGTAATATGGAATCAGCATTTGCTAATATTAATACTAGTATTAGAAAAGGTTTCAAAGGGACTGCGACATATGAACCTTTGATTGACTGGGAACGATTAGCTAAAGCTAAAAGATGCACAGTTAATGATTTAATGTGGGTACAAACTGAAAATTTACCTCATTATAAAATATTTAATCTAGACCAAAGACTATCCTTAAATGGTGAGTATATGGTCTTGTATACTAAAAAGAATTGGATGGAATATGATGAGATTATATTTAAAATAAGAAAAAATGAATATGCAATGAATAACCTAGTTAAAGTAGACTTCTTAAAATGGTGTTTGCAAAATAATAATACTAATACTCTAATTGGTAACTGGGCTGGATATATTCAATTTAATCCAATGCAACGTGATAAGACTGCATATAATGTAAATTATACATTAACTGATGCGACTACATTTAGTATCTGGGCACTCAATTGTGATATTATTGAGTTCTACGGTGTTAAATATCAATAAACAAAAATCCCTATAGGAGTTAAACTCCTATAGGGTATTATATTATTTAGTTATATCGGGTTTTGTATATTTTAAACCATATATTTCAACTAAATCAAAGCTGATACTTTGGATATATAATGAATCCTCTGTAGATATACGTTGATCATTCCATCTATCTAATGTATGTTTAAATGTATAGAATGCTAAATTATATCCATTTGCTACATGGTAAAGACAGTATGTATTAGTATTGGTTAACTCAAATTTTAATCGCCATACTGGTAATATAGTACCAATAATAACAGAGTTACTATATTGACCAGATATATATAAAGCATCATAGTCAACCCATCTATCTTTTAATAGAATCTTTCTATCTCCTCCTTGAGGAGCCCATCTATAATCACCATGATAAGCTCTAAAATCGACACGTTGTGTACTAGGAGTCCATGTAATTGCATTTTTACCATTTAAATTAACTTTTTTAGCTAATGCTTCCCAGTCAATTAGTGGTGTCATTACATATGGAGTATTACTATCAAATACCCCTCTAATACTAGTATTAATATTAGCAAATGCTGATTCCATATTACTCTTTAGAGTATTAGTCGTTGTAGTAATAAGATCAGTCAATTCTTGTTTAACTGTATTAATATTAGAAGTGGTATTAATCAAGTTAGTATTAATAGTTTGATTCAAAGTAGTTTTTGTAGTATTGATTAGATTAGTTAAATCATTCTTAGCTGCAGATAATGTATCAGCATTAGCAAATTCAACCCAATCACTTACATTAGAGTTAGCTACAGCGAACTTAATTTTTTTACTTCTTGGATCATATCCAAATTGACCAGCAAACTTAGGAGTCATATTAGTATTACCATGAATATTAAAATGATCCATAGATGTGAAGTCGCCATTACCATCAGATACGTAATACTGTGGACCACCAAATCTATTATTAACAGAAGTTTCTACAACTACACCTCTAGAGATATTAGATATCGTAGTGGCACCATTGATATCAGCAAATCGTAATTGCCCACCTTTACGTAATGTATTAGACGTATTCAATGGCATATTACCATTAACTATGATATTACCAGAGTCAATACAGTATACTGTACCAGTACTATTAGTAATAAGATTAGTATTACCAGTAATGATTACATTTGCACTATTAGAAGATTTAATAGCAAACTTACCATCATTAGAGTATGTATTACTTTGTAATGTGATATTAGAAGAGTCTGCAAGCACATTACTAAAGTCAATAGTAGTTGGATTAGTTGCTAATTCATTTTTAACTGTAGCACTATCAAGATTCAATGTACTTCGTCTAATAGTACCAGTAGAATTCAAGTATTTGACATTATACATATTTCTATCCAAGTTAAGATCTACTGTACTTGGAGATTTGAATATAATACTATCAAATGTAATATTAGAATTCTTAACTAAAGTATATGGGAAGGATACAGAACCATTCCATGAAGTAATAACTACTTCAGGTTTAATATTATTAAACTCTAATACTTGAGCAGCTACGTTACAGTTAGCTGGAGTGGTATAATCACCAGGTTTAATAATTACATTAACCACATCAGATGTATTTAAAGAATGAAGATAACGAACTAATTCATTCAAGTTAATGAATGGTGTAGCTGCATCACCAGTTTTAATTCTATCTGAATATGAAGCATCTACATATACTTTATTAGCATTGTCTACCATATTAGGATATAATCTACGCAAGTTAGTATTATAAGATACTTGACCATTATCTGCCAAGTAAGTAATGTGAATATCTTCTGGTTGACTAGATAGATTATATACATTAGTACCCATATCAAACAATGTAGATTGATAATTGAATTGAGTACCTTTACGTAATTCAGTTCTACTAGCTAAAATAACTGCATCTTTAGGTAATACTTTCTTATAAGCTAATGGCATATTAGTTAAGCCATGATTATGAGCTTTAAGTAAGTCTGCATTAGTTGGTACATTATCTACATTATGAAGCATTGCTTCAGTTAAGCAATCACCTTCAGAGATAAATGTACGACCAATGTGTTTAACCATCAATGCGATTGATAAGTTATTATAATTATTTGCATGCTTAGCACCAGTATTATAATAAGTATAATCATCATCTGAGTTATTATAGAAAGTTAACTCAGCTCCATTGAAATCTACTTTTCCGTTAGGAGCAATTTCATATGGAACTGTAGCTCTATCAGCTGCAGCTTTAAGTCTTACATTGATACCATTAATAGTAGTTGCATCCATACCATTAGCACCACTAGTAGTATTAGTCTTAGCAGCATCAGGTACATATACTTTCTTAACTAAATTAGATCTAATCAATTCCTCAAAGTTACCAATATGATCTTGATGGAAATGAGTAATCAATAAGAAGTCTAATTTATCAATATGATTTTCTTGTAAGCAACGTTTAATAGAAGATACAGAGGATACAGAATCAGCAAAGCAATCAATCATAAACCAATGAGCTTTGTCAATACCTACAATTGTACAATCTCCTCTATCACCAGAATCATTATTATCACCATATCTAGGGAAAATAACATCTAGCGCTCTACCATTCAATTCATTAGTTTTCTTTTTGAATTCATCTAATGCTTCACCGAGAGAACGAGCAATCTCTTCAAAGTCTGGACGAACTACAGTAACTTGAGTATTATTAGTTGCACGAGAACGAGCTACTTTATATACAACCATTTCAAGTACATCACCAGCATCAGCTGTATATCCAACTAAAGAAATAGATTTACTTTCAGAATTGAATGAGAAGTTCTTACCTTGGATAAGACGTACACCATTATGGAATACTTCTAGTCTATCCACCCCAGGATCATAGTTAAGTGCATTAAATGTGAATGTATTTTCACCATCAGCTACAACAGCATAGGAGTATGTAGTGCTATCAATAAGATATGGTAAACCATTAGTTACATAGAAACGTTCTGTAAGATAATCATATTGAAGATATAATTCATCACCAGCATGAATATCACCAGTCTTAACTGGATCATAACCAATAAAGATAGGAATATTCTTACCATCAACTCTTAGTGTAGCATGATTGCCTACATTGGCATGAAATCTAACACTAATTACATTACCATCAAGAAGTTTATATTCATTAGGTAATGAAGTATTCATTGTAGTATTGTCATCCTTAGTTACACATTTAGTGATAATACCACCACGATCTAATAGTGCATTCATTTTGTCATATAGACCTTTAACGGCTGCACTAGAAGCTACAGATGTAGCATCATTAGTAGTATAACTATGAGAATACTTTTGCATTCTATCAATAGGAACTGTACCTTTATTGATATATGCACCGTCAATATAGTTCATAGTCTCAAGCTTAGGAGCATGAGCATTATAAACAAAGTAGAAGTTAATAGTACGACCAGCTTCTACTTCTTCTTGGAAAGTAATCTTATTACCTTCAATAGAATAACGGTTAGGGTAAATTTGAAGAGTACCAATATATACTAAGAGCATATTAGGTTGATCGAAGTATCTTTCAAATGGTACTGGGATATCAAATGTTTTACCCTTTTTAGTAACTACAATAGAATCAAATGCAGATGCAATATGAGAGATTTGTCTAACTTTAGCTTCTAAAGTTTCACCATCATCTGTGTATACTTGAGAAGCAATAGTTAATGGAGCAAATCTTTCTTCACCTTTAACTAAAGTAGTTGGAGTGATATTTTTATAGTCGCCTAGGAATTTAGTAATTTCTGTAGTAGCAACTACATTCTTCCAGGCACCAGTCCAAATATAGAATAATTCAGACTCTTTTATATAGTAAATTACATCAGTACTTACTTGATCATTATTAGATAATCTATAACGTTCAGCATCAGTATCTACTAATGTAAGTTTATTAGTTTTAAATCGAATGTCAACAGCTACATCATAGAATACTTCATTAGTATCAGTTGTAGCTATAAACTGACCTTCGGTAATTGGCACTTGAGAGAGATGAGCTCGTTCAGTAGCCAAATATTTTAACGTTGCCATGTGTAACTCCCTTTATTAAATAGTATTATCAATTGCAAGATCTTTACCAATGAAACCAGCAGATACAGAATAGAACCAGTTTACACCACGATCGTAAGTTACAAGACGAACCAATTGAAGTTCTTTATTCTTACTAGGAATAATACGTCTAGGAATCTTAACTTCTACACCATCAGCTCTAGTAATATGAAGATCAAATGCTTCAGTATTGATATTTTGAGGATCTAGAATAAGAATGATTTCAGCTGTAGATTTTTCTAAACCAACGATAGTAAAAGTTGGATTAGCACTATCTAGTGTAAAGCTATAAACTCTATCTGGACGAATTACTGTATTGGAACCACCAGGTAAATTAATCTTAGCTTCTTGTGGTAAGTTATTCTTTGTAGTATTAATGCCTTCAAGAGCTCTAATACGTGGCATTGGATCTTCAGCATTAAGTAAACCAGTTACTTTAGTATTAAGCTGAGAATAACTATTAGTCAATGTATTAGTAATAGCTTCTAGATTAGTCACATTACTAGTTACATTAGGGATTGCCTCTAATGTAGTAGTACGTGTTTTTAAATCAGTCAATGTAGAGCCAATATTTAAAGCATCTAGAGCATCTAAGCGAGTTAAGATACCACTACGAATTTGAGTATTTTCATTATCATATGTTTTAATAGTAATAATCTCTTGATTAATAGTATTAATCTTAGTATCAGTAGAATCAGATAACGCATTTACTTTAACACTCAATGCATTTATTTCACTACCATAGTCTTCGCCTTGCTCTAAATTAACTACACGTTGTTGTAAAGCTAATACTTTAGAGTTTACATCTCCTAATGCTTGAAGAGAAGTAACTTTATTTTCAAGAGTATTTACTCTTGGACCATAATCTTCACGAGCTTCTAATACAGCGATCTTATTGCTTAATTTATTAAGCTCTAAGTCTGCATTATTTTTAACACCAGTAATTTTACCATTGATTGTATCAGTAGTATTTTCAATTAATGTATTCAATTCATCTAATCTATGACTAGCAGCATCTAAGTCAGTACGAATAGCTGGAAGATTAGCATATTGATCAGCAGTAAATTTAACTGCAGCTACATCATCTTGAAGTTTCTTAAACTTAGCAGCATCAGGTGGTGCAGTTTCTTCTAAGTGACGTACACGATCTACAATATCAGTATCTGTACGTGGTACCCATTTAACTATATTACCATCTTTAACTGGGTATGTATTATTATTAGCATGACTGAAACCATTGATTTCGATAGTACCACCATAATCGACAATAGAATCATTATCGAATGTAATTTGTGGTACACGATATCGTTTAACTGGTTCATCTACTGTTGTTAGATTATACTTAGAGAGCTGTTGAATATATCCATCTAAGCTTACAATACCAACGCCTTCTACGTTGAAAGTATAGTTAGATAAGTCTACATTCTTTTCAACTTCTTTAAGAATATTTCTAGTTATATCAAATATAATAGATTTATCTTCAGCAGAAACTACATAGAGTTTGCCTGTCTTATAATCAAATAAGATTTCTTTTTTCTCAGCCAGGAAGCGAGAATTATAATCTAATGCTATAAGAGGAACTCTGGTTCCTTTATAGTTAGAAGTAGCCATATTATACCTCCTTGCGAATATGTATTTTAATTACATTAATGTTCAAAATATAAGCGGATAGGGATTTTGACACCCCTATCCGGCTTTATTATTCTCTGATTACATTAGAAGCATCGAATATATTCGTTTGGAATAATTCATCAGTATCATTTTCATCAACTGCAATCTTAGGTAATTCTTTAACAAATACAGGTTTATCTCTTTCTTCAATAGCTTCTTCATCAGAAACCACATGAGATACACCTGGATCACCTGCAAGTTGATCTTCAGTCATTTCAGTATTTAATCCACTATAATCAATATCAGGATTATTAATATGAGTAGCATCTAAAGCATTAGATAAGTATACGTTAGTATCAACGTTAGTCAATAATACTTTATTATGATAACTAATACCTAGTACACCACCAAACTCAGTCTCTGGTCTACTTAATACCATATCAGTTTTGATATTATTCTTACCAACTCTAATTGTATAAGTCTTACCAGGTTCTACTTTAATATATGAAGTAACTTCACGAGAAATAGAACTGTCAGATCTAGAAGTTCTTACACCATTAATAAGCATCAAGTTAATACGATTACGATTTTCAGGTGCTTTACTTGAATTAATAGCATCTTCATCATCACGTTCAACAAATCCTATTTCAGATATACCACAACCATATAGAGTATTATTACTGCTATAATGGATTTCATGACCATCTTCAATAGTATTAAGAATCTTAGAATCATATTCATTAGTGACTCTATCATAGAAACTATTTAATTCAATGAATTCCATATTACCAATAGCTGGTACTGGAGCAATAGAGAAATCAGTGCTACCATAGCCACAGAATTGGAATACAGCTGGATATCTTTCAATATCTTCTACAGTAATCATCTTAGAGTAACCACTACATAATGTAAGAATGATTTCACCTACATTATCTGGGCAGATCCAGTATTCTTCACCTGGTTTAGTAAAGCTTTGATTATATTGTAAATTGAAATCATCACTATAGATTTCTTCTAGGCTATTTACAAATGTATCAGGCTTAGTTAATGTATCACCTTTATAGAAGATTGGAGTATTATCACGATCAGAATCAAAATCAATACGATATTTTAAATGATATTGACTGATATCAGTATCAGCAACATCATAAGCAATATGTACAAAACCACCAGTTGGAACTGTAATCTTATACTTCAACCCAGGATGTACTTTAACGTTTCTAATGATTTCTTTTTGATAGAAATATCTAGAAAGTCTACCTAGTGTGGTTTTAGATTCAGTCTTACGTAAAGGTTTCATTGCAGGAATGAAATCATTTACTTCAGGTAAATTACCAACTACCTCTTTATATAGAGGTTGACTCATGATATTAAGATCTTTCTTACCGATAACTGTATCAATATAATTAGATACATCAGATGGTAAGATATAACTTACTTCACCGAATTCAAAGTCTTTATCTCGTAGATAACCAATTGTATCAATAGTTCTATTAATAGGTCTAATTCTACTAGCAGATGCAATAGATTTGATTTCAAGCATAGTTACATCATCTGGACAAGTAAAAGTATATTTCCCAGGAGCAATATACTTATTAACTGTAGTAGCTAAGCTATAGATAGATCTATTCTTAAATGTACTTGTGTCATAAGTATATACAAATGGAAGACCTTTATTGACTCCATTAGATGTATAGTGAGTTCTAATGATATCATTAATAATAGCTTCTTGAGAAGTATCTGGAACGATATACTTTTCAAGATCAGTTACGTTATTATGAATATTGAAAAGCTTATTGATATCTTCATTAGAGATTTGATTCATAATGATATCATAATCAGAGTTGATATCTTTATACTTAGCTAACTCTGGAATAGATGGAGTATAATCTAAAATTAATGTATTGAATCGTGTTTGAACGTCATTCTTTAATCGAATGATGTTATTAGCCACATTCATAATATTATCTTTATTGATCTTCTTACCATTGATAAACATGAAGTAGAGTTTATTATTCAATAGATGCTCTAAGTCATTTCTATTCAAATATAAGTAACCACGTTCATTAATCATTGGATGTTGTACATCTTCACGTTCTAAGCTTCTATTGCTTTGGTTAGCAATATAGAAGTATAAGAATGATAAAGTTTGACCAGCATTCAATGCATCATTATAGTTTCTTAATGTAATCTTATTCAAATCTTTATCTAATACATAACGAGATGCATCGATAAATGTTTGATTAGCAAATACCATTAAGGAGTTACCAAGTTTAAGATAGTTTTCAAATGGTAATGGAATATCAAATTCAGTTTGACCATCTACTACTGCATCGATATCAATAACTTCTTTAGCAATTACTGTATAGTCAGAATCAGCTAAAGTAAATGTAACTTCACGATCTGTAGTTGTAATTACACCATCATCAATGAAGGTCAATGTATTCAATGTCTTAGAAATAGTATATTGAGATTCTCTAATGAATGTACTACCAACAGTTACGATGATTTTCTTATCCATAAGCATAGAATCTTCCCATGGAATAGTAAATGTACGTTGACCATCTTCTTTACATTTTACAGATTCAGTAATGAACTTAGTATACTTAGAAGTATTAACTACACCACCAATAGTTGCAGTCTCAGCATCAATATCTTCAGTATATACAAAGATAAATGTAACTGTACGTCCTTCAAGAACAGCGTCTTCACGACTTAAGAATCGTAAATCATTACCAACTACTTCAAAGCGACGATTATCAATATATGTATCACCAATTACACAGAAGAATTTACCAGTCTTATTATCAAAGTCATGGAAAACGTTAGGCAACTTAAATACAAGTTGACCATCTTGCTCAGCACGTACTTCTTCTATAGCTGTCTTAACAGATACATTTCTACCAGTAATAAAGTTGAATACTAATTCTTGACCAATGTCTAAACCATTAGTAGTAAGTAAGTCAACTGTATTTGCTTTAGTATCAATATAATACTCTGCTTCATTTAAGAATACACCGTTTCTAATTAAGAAGAAGCTATTTTGATCATCAAAGTATTTAGCATAAGGTAATGGAATACTAAACTTAAGTTGATTATCTATAGTAGCACGTACAGACACTGCAGAAGTACCAACTTTATTCTTTTGCTCAGGATAAATGAATACAAAGATTAATGCAGTACCAGCATCAATACCAGTATCTTGGTCAAAGAACTTAATTTGTTTAGTACCTTCCATAATTTCATATCGTTTAGGATTTACATAGATACCACGATATGTTAGGAAGAAGAATCCATCAAATCCCTCAGGATAAGGAATATCAAAAGTTAATTGATTATCTTTATTTGCTATAACAAATTGAGGATCGATATTTAATACATCATCTTCTTCTACACCACCATATGGATTAGATTCAATATTCTCACTATATAAGAATACGAAAGTAACTTCACGTCCATATGCTACATAGTCTTTAGGATCATTAAATACAACGGTACGTCCGATTACATTATATCTAGATTGGTCCACCAATACAGAGCCACGTAATAATAAGAAGCTGTTTTTATTTAATAAAGAAGATTTAGATGGGAATGGAATAGCAAATACTGGTTGTTGATCTACAGTTGCTCTAACTGTAACAACATCAACTCTGTTTGTTTTACCAATATCTGTATAGTTAAAGTCATATGGTAAATAGAAGATATCTACTGTATCACCCTTTTGAGCTACACGACGTACATGAACACATACTTCAGTGGCAGTATTTTCCACTTCAGGGACAATAACTCTATACATATCCTTACTTAAGAGACGACCATTGTGGAATACAGCAAATCTATCTTTATTCAAGCAAGGAATAAAGTCTCTACCAAAGAAATAACGTACTGTAGGTTTAGTAATATTAAAGTGCTGATACTTAAACTGATTCTTAGCAGCCATATAGATGGTCTTACCATAATAAGCTGGATTAGTGAATGTAACAGTTTTATGATCTTTATCTAAAGTATACTTAACGTCATAGATAGTACGTTTATTGAATGGAAGTTCTTTATAGATTTGATCTTCAGTATAGTTAGCAAATACCATTAGATCATCATATTTGATAGTAGTGTTTTCGATAGTATTATTATCTTCAGTACATTCTACTTTCAAATAGTTATTATTAACTCCAGTGAAGTATGTGAATTCAAATTCATCATAGTCAGTAATAGCAGAGATTTCCTTATTAGTAATAGGGATTTCAAAGTTATTATTCTTATATCTGATACGATTATATAGATTCCATAGTTCACCATTCTTATAGATGATTACATAAGTTTCTGGATTCTTATGATACCCTCTAGGGAGAGATAATAGATTATTAGTTATTTGATCTTTTAACTCTTTACCAGAGATACTTCTAGAATGAATCTTTAGACGTTTCTCATAGAGTTTATCAAACATAGAAGAATTATAACGACTGATGTATCTAATACCAGAGTTTACATTGTCTTCATAATCTGTATCATATTTATATTGGAAATCAAAGTCACGACCTAAAGCTTTAATGTCCAATTCAGGCATTTCACTTTTTTGCTCAATGACTAAGCTTTTCAATAAGTCTTTATTTTCAGGAATAGTAATATTACTTCTATTATGATTAGTGATATCTCTATAGAAATACTTTACTTGTAGTTCATAATCTAGAGGTTCACCATTATTCATAGTAATAATATTAAGATTCTTTATATCAGGGTCTATTGTTTTATCAAATAACCCATTAGCCCAACATAAGAAGTTATTCTTAGTTAGTTTATATTTAGCATCTAAGTCTAAATCACTGTTTTCAACTCTACCACCAGCTAGTACTTTAAAAGAACCAGTCTCTAATTTAAGTGTAGATGTATCTAGACTATATACCATAGATCCAAATGGAGATAATAACCCATCTTCATCAAATCTAAATAACTCAGTATTAGGATTTGGAATCTTTCTTGTTTCAGAATAACTCATATAAGTAAATGGTAAGTTTACCATTTCCACTTTGCTAATATGTAATGGATTGATATCCTTCACACTATTTCTATCGCAAACGAGATATGTATATTTAGCATTACGTACTACTCTGAAAGTAGACCATTTAATATGACGACCATCTACAAATAGCATAAATGGGTATACTAGACCTTCATTAACCGCATCAATCATACGTTTATCAAAATCTATAGTCTTCTTAGTCAAATGATTAAGTCTATATCTTACACCAGTGATACGAATTACATAACCTTCTTTTTCATAAGTTACATAACGACGTACCCCTTTAGATACATAGTAGTTCATCTTATCCCAGCTAATATCAACTACCTCTGGGACGATACCTTTCTGCATCCCAGAGATATTTGTAGTAGAATAATTCTTAAGTTGATCAACGTAGTTATAAACTTCGTTATCGTAAGTTTTCATAGTATTGACCTCCGACATCTAGAACTGTTTTAACATATTCTGGAAGCCCACGGTTAGTCACCTTTTCAATAGTAGATTGATTATTTAAATAGCATCCAATATAAGCATTAGTCATCATAGCAGAGAATGCTGGGAAATATTCTAATGCAAATAGTGCAGACGGAGAGTACATCTTAACCCATGTAGCAATAATAGCTTCAGTGGATAGTTTATGTAATTTCAAAGAATCTCTAAGCATATTAACAAATGCATCTAAGTTCTTGAAGGATTCACGATCTAGATAAGATTCAATCAATTCAACTTCACGATCAGAGATACGTGCAATTTGTTTAGAGAATGCTGTATTATTAGCATAACCATATTTAGGATTATTACTACCAATGATATTCTTAATGAAGTATTGGGAAGCAAGATACATAACACGGTTATGGATATTACTTACTGTATTCGTTTTGAATAAGTAGTTAATGATATTATTGAATAGAGAAGCAAATGCATATGCCCCAGCTTTAACTAAATCGAATCTAGATACGATATTAGTAAAGCCAGCAAAGTACATCATGTTTACAGATGCTTCTAATAGATGGGCAACTAGTTGTTTAACATTATTGCATTTATATTTACCACCCTCAAAGTCAATAATTTGAGTGCAGTCAACATAGATCAAGTATTTACCAGTACCACCTTTAATATCTTTGGCAGTGATTACTCGAGTGCTACGATTTAACGGGTGAGTACTTGTATAAAGTACAATTTGCTTAGATTCCATTGCAGCTACTAAGAAAGAACCAACTTGTGTTTTCTTAACATCATAAGCAATGTCAGCAAAAGCATCAGAATGGACGTCAATTACTTTACCACCTTTGATAAAGTTTAAGACAGATTTTTCATATTCATCTTTATATTGGGAAAAGATAAAAGTCTCATTTATGAGTTTAAAGTTCAACTGAGCCATTATAAATCCTCCTTGGAAAGTATCTAAAATATTACTACAATGTTTAATTTGCAGGCATATACACCCCTAGGAGATAAAACTCCTAGGGGCATATAATCGTGTTTATAACAATGGAGACACACATCTAAAATGAATACAAGAAGTAACACTGGCTGTCACATTCATTAGATATCATGTGTAATATAGTCGGCGAAACTATATTACTATTAAGTTCTAGTTTTATTTCTTTAATAACGCCCAGACATATAGGTACAAAGGAGGTTATGTATGATTAACTTAGACTTAGATGAGGTATATATTGGTACTTATGAGCATGGAGAGAATAAAGTTCCAAGTGTGACTCAAGTACTTAAGCATATAAATGAAGACTATATAGCTCAATGGGCTAACTCATTGGGATTTAAAGGTCTTGGATATAGAAGAGAATTAAATAAATATGCAGTTGAAGGAACTAAAGTTCATAGTGAAATTGAGTATTTCTTAACTGATGGATTATGTATGACAGATCCAGTGGATAAAACTATGGGATTTATGTCATTTATACAATGGTTTAATGATACAGGGTATATTAATGATACTCTAATTGAACCAATCATGTTAGAGCAATCTCTTATAGGTAAATACTTCTGTGGGACTATAGATGCTGTTATGAGAATAGGTAATGAAGTTCATATTGTAGACTATAAGACTTCAAGTAGTATTGGATATAAATACTTTATACAGCTATCTGCATATAGATATCTGCTATCTAAGATAGGCATCAATGTAGATAAGCTTACTGTATTACAGCTTAATAAATATGATGTTAAGTATAAGCAATATACTATAGATATCGAGTCTAATATAGATCTAGTAGATAATTTATTTACTGGATTCATTAATACATTAGACTCTCTTAATATTATTAATGAACTAAGACAACTTAAAGTGTCAGATTTTGGAGTGAAATAAAATGAGTACATTATTTTTTCTTAAATTAGTAGTAGCATGTGCTATATCAACTATTATATGCGGAATAGTATATAGTTGGATTAGTCACTCTACAGGTGATGATAATAATATATTTGGAACGATAGGTGGATTCTTCCTTGTATGTACATTCGTAGCAATATTTCTTACAGCATGGTCTTGGGTACTAGAATAGAGGTATAGTATGAATACATTAAATATCCTTAAACAAATTATAGTACCAGAGTTTGGTACTATGAGTTTATTTGCTGGTCTTGGAGCTGTATTATTAATGCTTGATTTAGAGAAACTATCTAAATTTTGTTTTATAGTATCATTAGTATTTCTTTTTGTAATGGTATTAACAGCTATTGTATATATGTGGATGGAGGCACTTACTAATGGTTTCTTATAAAGTAGCGGTATTATTTCTAATATTAACAATAATCAATTCTTCTATCCTACTTAACTACTATGGAGAAGAGAATCTATCTAATATGACTAAACGTATATTGATTGTATTAGAAGATCTAAATCCTATATTGTTTGGTATATTCTTATTAGGAGCATTAGCTACAATCTATCAATTATTTGGATGGGTGTGATAAAATATGTTTAACCAAAGCTTAGATTCGTTTAATATCCCTGAGCTACAGAAGATTCTATTAGAATATAAACAACTTTCTCATGAACTTGTCTCATGTCCTGTCCTAAAAAGATTATGGGTAAAATATAAAATTTATAAATTTAAGAGGCATATAGTTAACTATATTAAGACAGCTGAATTATATGATCTAATATCTGGTGTTGTAGCTATACAGTTAACTAATCCAATGAAATATGAAGATCATTCTAGTCTTCCTTATTATAGTATTATACGTGAAGCTAAAAGTGAATACGTTATATTTAACGTAGATGATATAACTGAGCAATTATCAATTAGTGCTGGACCGGCTCATCATATTCTTCTTAATAGAGAGATAGACGCTAAAGTTACATATACTGTCGTTTTAGGACCATCATATAATAAAGTAAGTGAGTTTAATATTAATAGATATAATGATGATTTTGATTTTGAGCATTTTGGACATCCTTCAACAGATCCTAAATTGAATACAGATAGAATGCTTAGAGATTGTATATTAAAGTTTATGCAATGGGTAATAGAAAAATAGGTTATATATTATTAACGTGATAGGATATTTGATCCTATCACGTATATATTTTATAAAGGAGATTGATAAAAATGAAAGAACTAAAGAAACTTACAAAAAGAGAATTAACTAGAATTAGAGCTATACAACAAATATCGCATCATATAGCTCATATGGTTAATATCATTTTAAGAAACTATCCCAATAATGAACGTTATAGAGGAAGAAATCAATTACGACTTGTATTGGATAATATTGACAGAAGATTAGAAATATGTGAGCTTAAATTAAATCATAATGGTGGAGCTATCGTAGGATTTTATAATTCTCTACCACTATATATGGATAAAAGCATTGGTCATATTAGAATTCATTATACTAATGAAACTAAAAGTGAATTAGCATTTCGTAACATGGAAGATTATAATTTAAGATATGCGATTAGACTACTAAACAAGGCACGTAATCGTTTAATCAATATTTATGAATTCAATAAGAAAGATCTTCCTAGATGTGAATATGATCAATATGAATTAGTATATAAAGATGGTAATATTAATTATATGGCATCTGGATATGCTGAGCAAAAATATAAGAAGTATAAATATATTCATGATCATTTAAAAGGTAGTCCAAAATTACAATTATTTAACCCAAATTTTAGATTTGAAGAAGGTATTATGAAGTATAATAATGGTGATAAAGATGTATTCTATGTAGATACCAAAGAGAAGTTAATAGTTGCGTTATATAATCCTTATACGCCATGTCATGAATATACACATAGACCAAAAGAGTTAAATAGAATTGTTAGATATATTGATAAGTTAATTGATGGAGGTATTGCGTAATGGGAGACTTAGTGAGAACAGTTGAAGGTGGTCCTTTATTTATTTTAAAAGCTAATACCATTAGAAATATAATAATGGATGTGTATGCTCTAGCTGAAACTATAGAATGGAAATTAAGATATATTCAGCCAGATCATAGACGAGCTGAGAAAAATACTTATAAGACTAAGAATATGGAGATAACTTTATGTCAATTAAAAGCTAATGATGGTATCAGATTGCATATGAAATTTGGTAAGGGTGATGACTTATATAATGAAGTATTTTTTACTATTGATAAAGATGGAGATTATAGTATAAGTATAGAATCTGCTGAAATCAATAATCTAATAATGACTCATGCTGATATATTAGATCTATTACTAGATCTTACTAATAATAGAAACTATACATTCTTAAGAGCTTTACTTCCAGAAGAGCATGCTATCATAATTGATAATAAACCAATCATTACATGCATAAGGAGTAATAGAGATACTGATAAAATGTATTATAAATTAAAGCGAGACAAAACTAGATATGTATATGAAGATACCAAATATGATGCAGTTGTATGTCTAGATTTAAAAGCTGCCCATGTTAGTGATGGTTTTCTATTAAGATAATTGATGGAGGTATTAAGTAATGGAAGATTTAAAGATGACAGTTGAAGAAGCTTCGATATTTATTATAAAAGCTAGTATTATTAGAGATATTATAAAGGATGTATATGCTCTTGCTAAAACTATTGAATGGGAATTAAGGCATACTCCTGCATCTTTTAGAAGAGCTAAAAAAGATTCATATAAGACTAAAGAAATGGAAGTAAAATTATGTGAGCTTAAATTTCAAAAAGGTATTAGAATGCATATACAATTTGGGGATGATGATTATATACGTAATAAGTTATTTCTAATTATTGATAAAGATGGTGATTACAGTGTAGATATACGCTCAAATAGTGTTAATAGTTTAATAGATACTCGTGATGATATATTAGAATTATTATTAGATCTTATTCATAATAGACACTATACTTATATAAAACCTGTTATTACAGAAGAGCACGCTATTATGCATTATGGTGATTCAATACTTAATTCTATTGAATGCAATAAATTCTCAGATATAAATTATAATCGACTAAAATGTAATAACCCCAAATATGTCTGTGAAGATAAAGAAATGGGTGCAATTATATACCCAGATTTAAAAGCAGCCTATGTTGAAGAAAGTAAGGTTTTCATAGGGGAGGATTTAAAATGATAGTAAAAACCAAATATTTACCAGATTCCGATTTGGTTAGACTACAAAGTATTTGTGCTATATCTCAAGATATAGCATATATCTGTAATAAGGTTATAAGACCAGCTGAACCGGATGAACGTAAGAAAATAAAAGAAAGAATTCGTGATATCATGGTTTTACTAAATTGCAATTTTCGTATTGGTAAAATCCGTCTTGGGGTAAAAGATTCAATTCAGATTCATATGGATCAATTCCGTAAGAAATATGAACTAGAAGAATATCCAAGATTGTATATTAGATACTCCAATGTATTTAAAACAGTAGATGTATCTCTATCTGGTATTAGAATGACTAAACTTCTTTCAATCATTAAAGAGTTAACTAGTCTAAGAGATGCATTGATTAAAGAATTTGATTTTGATAAATCTGATCTTGGTAATTATAAACAACTACCAGCAAAGATTATCAAAGATGAACTTGGACGTATTACTAAATATGCTCATGGTGGTAATACAGTCCAAGATATGTATGATAAGTATTGGTTCATCTATACTAATTTCATTGATCATCAAGGACTTGATAGAGAGATATCTAGATTCTTAATTTTAAATAGAGAAACAAAATCTATTGAGATTAGAATAAGTAAAGATGATTGTGGTTATGTATCTCCAATAGCTAAAATTATAGTTGGTAGTGAAGAAGTAAATACTCCAAAAGATATGCTACCAAGTAATCACTTCTTAAATGGAGTTATTAAAGCAATTAGAGCAAAATATCCAAGATAATAATATGCCGATGGATTACTATGATCCATCGGCTTTATTTTTTTATTAATCAAAAGACATTCTTATAAACAAAGGAGGAAATGTAATGAATACCCTAATGACTTTAATCGATCTATTTAAGCAGAAAAATATATATAATATCTGTTATCAATATACTAAGCTAGATAAAGATATAGCTATAAGTAAATATGTAGACCATCAGATGGATGGTACATTACCTGAGAATGCTACAGATAGTAATTACTTTCTTAGAAGTCAAGATCATATATTTCCAGTTAAGACATCAAATGAATTAACTTGGTTATGTGGTCTATTATTCTTATTTGATATGAAGAATCTATTAGAACTCCTTGATAAATTATTATCAGTTAATGATCCATTTATACTAATATTAGATGGAGATACATATATTGATAATGATAAGCACTTAGGATGGTCTATTAATAATAGTAATCTTGATATATACTATCAAGGAAAGTCTCAAAAGGTTAATCTAAAGAATCCAACTAATAAATCTTATAATAAGGATGCTTTAGTTATGGCTATTGGTCATTTTATATATATTAATGTATTACAAGGTAGGTTATAATGGATAAGACATATACAGAGTTATTACAAGAGACTCTATCTAAAATCTATGAATTAAAAGATCTAAATAATAGAGATCGTGGTAAAGCTTTAACTATATTTATTGGTGAAAGATTGAATAGAGAGTTATTATTAAGCTCTAGACATATCTTTACACTATACTCTGATATCATTGATCTAGATGATGTCTCTTTATTAACTGACCTCAGAAAGACTGACTGGTATGAAGATTGGTTTACTGATGATTGTAAGAATGCCGACTTAATCGATCTATCTAGATTTAACTTTAATTCATTAGCTCGCTTCGAAAAAGAAGAATATCTTAGAAATGTAGAAAGATATGATTTTGAGGCTGTAACTCCAGTTGATAGTTATGGGCTATTTGATACATTAACTAAAGATAATGATGTTGAGCTATTTAAGCTAGCAGCCGAGAATATTCTAATCAATCATGGATTCTTTAATAAAACAGACTATAACTTTTGTGATATCCCAAATGAATATATGGGTGATAAAGAAGTCTCTGTATATATGTGTTTATTGAATATCGAGAATATGATCTTTGTAGATAAGAAGACTCTTGATACTACTATTCTATATAATATAGTAAAAGATCACATCTGTGGGTTTATTTACTTTACTCTATTTGATAGACTAAATAAAGATACTAGAACTCGAGCTAGGTAAACATTATTTTGGTTACATATTATTTAGGTGATATCGAGGAATCGATATCCATCTATCAATCCCTGGATAGATGACACACTCCTATAGTGTATGGTCTTGGCGGACCCTCTCAACAAAATACACTAACACTCATACAAAACAAACACAACACATGAAAACCTTTTCAGAGTTCTCATCTCTCTCTTAACTTACAAATGCGAATACGTAAGCGTGAGAACTCCGCATTATAAACTATATCATCAATATGAACGTAAATCTGTCCGCCAAGACCTTACACTCCCTTATTTTATTTTTTCTTAGAAAGGAGATCAACAGTTATGAAATTGATCAATCCAAACAAAATTTATTCTCGCTACGCTAACGGTATTTTAGAATTAGCAAGGAAAGTAGCAGCAGAAGAAATCTCCATTGGTACTTACAAAGCAGGTGCTAATGGACAAGAAATGATATTCTCTCATGTAAGTAATACTCATAATGGACTTATATTATTTAAGTTTGTTGGTAATTACTGTGCAGTAGAGATTGTAGCCTTATTAGATACTAATGATATTATCTTTAATATCAAATCTAATTCTATTATTACCTTTGAATCTTACCAAGCATTGAATCTAATCTTGAATATGATGCTTGATGATTTAGGTATTGATTATAAACCAGCAACTGAAGGAAGTGTAGCTAAATTACTACGTTCCACATATGATCAGTTCACTGTAATCAAATCAGAGAAACGATTCTCTGGGGATCTATTATATAAGAGATTGAAAGCTATTGCTAAATATCTTAAAGCAAATGGAGATCCTAAAGCAATTAGTACTGATAATGCATGGGTCGATGTTAACGGAACAGTTATCAAAGTCAATGCAAAATATAGTACTTATATTACATATGATATGCTTAAGAATATCATTGTAGTAAACTCAGCATATAGCTTGAGTAATACTGTAGCTATTAGTGATGAGTTTGACTTAATCGGAATTGTTAAGAAGATACCTAAGGAGTCAAACTAATGGAAAAGAAAGAGACAAAGCTAGTAGATATAATCGATATATTAAGTAGACCTGAATTAGAAAAACTCAGAGTGCTCATTGAAAAGTTATCTGATGTTAATTCAAAAACTACTGAATTATATAATAACTCTGAGATTATGCTTGAAGTATTTAATGGAATATATCATGATAACTTTACTATCCATAAAGGCTTATATAGTGAACTTAACTTGACAATCTATTATGATAGAAGAATGGATATATTCGTTAAAGTAGTTATTTCTGATGAAACTGCAGAATGTAGAATATTAATGCGTCGAACTGATTTAGCTAAGGATATAGATATTCTTAGTACATTAGATGCATTATTCAGTAGAGCAGATAAACTACTCAATGATTTTGAAATGTATCGAGAAAGACTATTTAATGATGATTATTCATTAATAAATACTTTCGATAAATGTAGAAATGATTTGTTGATGCGTACAATTCCACATGTCTTAACAGTATTTAATTCATCTATATATGGTACTGAAAGAGATATTGAATCTGGTACTAGTACAAATTTCATTAATACATCTATTGGTACTAAATTAGTTTGTACTGGTATGGTTTCTATTATACTAAATAATCCTGACGTTAAGATAGAGTATGCTGAAGTAGAGCATATATTAACTTATCGTGATGGTAATAAACTATTTATAGCTCGTATAGCTTCTGATACGCAAATGAACTTTAGAGGTCTAGTAGGAATGGGTCTAGATGATGATAGATTCGTACCATTAACTCTTGAAGAACAAATATCTATGTATAGAGAAGCTATAGATATGATTGTGCTTTATATTCATACAATGGATATGAATATGTGGCTGGAATCTACTAATAAGAGCAAGCTCAGTTAGGAGGAACTCATGACAGAAGAGCAAGCAAAAGAAATGTATCTAGATCTCATGGATATTCTAGCTATTGCGGCTATGAATCAATCTAATGAAGATTTCGATTTCAAAGAATACCTTAGCCAAAGAGGCTATGATATTTGATGGAGGATACAATGGATAATATTTTCTTTGATAAAGTAACGGAACCAGCACCTAGTTGGTTCCTTCCTAGATGGATATATAATTATAAACTAGGAAAATACTATAATGAATTGATGCATACTTCTCCATCTTATGATATGATGAGAGAGATGGCAGCATTCATTAAAATAGCGGAGATATCATTCTTCTTCCATAATACTAAGGATATGAAAGATGGTCTTCCTATAACGTATTCAAAGTCTGGATTCATTTATATTGAATTTAGTCTTAATGAAACTAGTCATTGTACTATTGGTTTGAATCAAGATAAACCAATCATTACAATTTCTATTAAGAATACTATCACTAATGAGATAGTTTCTAGCAACAAATTTAGAGATCGTGAGTTAGAAATCACTAATAAGATCGATGAGTATCTATTCATTAATCTTATCAATAAACTCATGAACTCATTTATTAATCTAATGAAGTATTGTAAGGAGATATAACCGATGGCAGGTAAAAGCTACAATATAAGTTTCAAACAATTACGTATGGCAATTAATTTAATCAAAGATCATGTAGATATCTTTGATGATCAATATCGTTGTTATCATGAAGAACGAGAAGAAGTATTTGATAATAGAGTGCTAGGTTTCGATCTTCTTAAACCAGAATATAAGATGATTATACCAGTAAGATTTGGTACAGTATCTTATGTCTATAACTATGATAGTGGTGAAGTTACAGATATTACTATTAGTACACTAAAGGGTGTATCCGATCCAGACTTAATTGTATCTGAGTTATTTGAAAAAGTAGCGTGCAATGGATATGTACTTTCAGATAAAGCAGATGATAATGATATTATTGTTGATACAGGTCATGTAGTTCGTTGCGTTAAAATCAATGAACTAAAGCCTATGTATAGAAGATTCATGAATACTGATTCATTAGAATCTCTAGACAATCTTATCAATAAATCTAATACTGAACGAGTTACTTTCACTGATAATGATGTAGCTCGTGTAGTATTAACAAATGATCTTGGACGTATCGAAAAATCTAATAAATATCAAGCTATTAGATATCGATATGCTAGTACAGATAGCAAAGATCCAAGTGAAATTAATGACAATAACTTCTTTAAATGCTTCTGTATGATAATGCATAAATAAATCATACTCCCAAGGGATTTCGGTCCCTTGGGAAATTTATTTTTTTATTAACTGTCTAACAGTTTAATAAATAAAAGTAAGGTCCTTCAAGGATCCTTACAGGTTCTTTTCTTTCATCGAGGTAAATATGAAAGACAATATTTTAACGGAAGCACACATATCAGATATCCATTTCGGGGTATTTGATCCAGCAAAACAATATGAGATTCTTAAGAATCAATTTATAGATAGAATCAAGCTATTAGACTTAGACTTGATATCAATTAATGGTGATTTATTCCACCATAAATTTATGAGTAACTCCGATGCAGTTATGTATGCATTGAAGTTTGTAGATGAATTAGTTCAAGTATGTAGAACTAAACAATGTACTTTATTTATATTACATGGTACACCATCCCATGATGCAAATCAGACTAAACTATTCTATAGATATATGAATGATCCATCAGTAGATGTACGTGTAATTGAAACTATAAAATTTGAATATGTAAAACAAAAACGCATCCTATGTATACCTGAAGTGCCAGGAATGGGAAGAGAGTTTTACGAGAATATCCTCTATAATAACTACTATGATGCAGTATGCATGCATGGTACAATTAGAGGTGCTATATATGGAAAAGATAAAATTGACTTAGATGCACCGAGCCCAGTATTTGGAATGGATAATTTCAAGTATTCTATGGGACCAGTTATTGCAGGTCATGTCCACGTCCAAGGTTGTTATGAAAAAGACTTCTATTACTGTGGTTCACCATATAGATGGTGTTATGGAGAAGAGCAACCTAAGGGATATTTAATTCTATTACATAATATAACTACGAGACAGTATTACGTTCACTTTGAAGAAATACAGTCTTATAGATATGATACAATAAACTTTGATGAGATGATTAAAGATGATCCACAAAAGATTATTGAATTCATTAAACAACGTCAAGCTCAGGGAGTAAATAATATTCGTATGGAGTTTACCTTAGAGCATGAAAACATTAATATCTTGAAATCATTTTATAGAAATAATCCAACAATATCTATAAAGTGTGATTATAAGAATGATATAATCAGACGACAGTCTCAAGAGGTGCTTGAGCAATGTAAAGAGTTTGATTATATTACTGACAAGAGCCTTACAGAGTTTGATATTCTAAGTAGATATATAAATGACAGTAAGGGTTATACTTACATCACTCCAGAAGAATTGATTGAATTATTAAAGGAGTGATTATTATGTAAAGTGAGGATTGAAGATGGCTAAGAAAGATATAGGTAGTGGATTCTCATTACCACTATCAACTATAATCTTATATGCAAATTATATCTTAAAGACCATACATACATCCAACAGAGGTGTATTGACAGATCTAAGGGAACTATTAACGATGATAGACCCTGGTAAGAATTTTAGTGTAGAGCAAGTTCGTGAAAGAAATTCTTACTTCTTCTTAAAACAATTATTAGATGCTAGACTTAAAGGATATGAGAATAGAGATATCCTTATGGAAGCAGCATTAAATGGGTTAGATGTAAAGAATATCTTCCCATTACGTAAACTAGAAGAACCATTAGGTTCTAATGAATTGGCATTCATAGAGCAAAATATTGGGAATAATAGAAACTCATTCTATACTCAATCTATAATGTCTACAATGTATACTCAGTATAGTGATTTTGCTATAGCTAATGAAACGGAAAAGTTCAAAATCCTAAAAGATGTACAAAAGCAAATTGTAGATGTTAATCGTAAGATTAAAGAAAACGTATGCGTAAGTAGTGTCTCTGAATCATTATCTCTATCTAATGATGAACAGTTTGAAGCTACAGTAGCTCATATGTATAATCGTGCTATTGACGGTTCTACAAAACTTAAGACTGGCATTCAAGCAATCAATAGATCCTTGAATGGTGGTTTTGAAAATGATCGGTGTTATATTTATCTAGGATTACCAGGTGAAGGTAAATCTAGTACACTATTGAATCTAACACTTCAAATCAAAGGTAATAATAAAGATATTGTTACAAAAGATCCAACTAAACGTCCAACTATATTATTCTTAACGATGGAAAATACTTTGAACGAAACGTTGGAACGTGTATTTAGTATCTTAGTATCTGATGATGATATTAGTGAATTCGGTGGTCATAAAGAAATCATGCAACTACTTAGACAGAATGGTCTAGGTGTATCTAATGATTCTCCTATTGATATTGAATTCAGATATGTACCAAGTAATTCTGTAGATACAGATTACTTATATACAATTTACGATGAAATGTCTGCTAATGGACAAGAAGTCGTTTGTTTAGTACAAGACTATATTAAACGTATTAGACCACGTGACTTTAAACTCATGGGTGGTGATATGCGTATAGCTCTTGGTGCAGTAGTAGATGAATTTAAAGAATTTGCTGTTGCTAAACATATTCCAGTTATCACTGCATCTCAGTTGAATCGTGATGCGGCTAAGATAATTGACGAAGGTCGTAAATCTAGTGAAGCAGATTTAGTACGTAAAGTAGGTCGTGCAAACATTGGTGAATCTACTTTGATTACAGAAAATGCTGACTCTGCATTCATCTTAGTACCAGAAGATGGAGCTGATGGTAGAAAGTATCTTGGTATGGCAAATGCTAAGAAACGTTTTAAGACACAATCATCTCAATTCTTCTATTTACCTTACTCTAAAGAAAGACCTTTAGAACTCTTACAGGATATTCATTTAGCTGAACCATTATCTAAGTTATCATTAAATGAACTTAAGACTGCTACTAATGAAAATAATAATGGTAGTTGGAGTGCATTATTAGGTAATGAGAAATCTAAACCTGTAGAGATTAAAGAATCAGATAGCATTAAAAAGAAATCTGATGCTTATGGTATTAGTAAAGAATTCATTAAAGAACTTGAAGAGTGTTATGAAGCAGATCCGTATAACCGAGGAGCTAACTTCGATGATACAAAGATCGTACTTAAGACTGGCTTAAGAATGTTTAATGAATTTAATGATGCTGAGAAACTCTATACTTATACACAATTCGGAGTAACTCCACCAGAATCATTCCGTGGAGCCGCAAATGTAGTTAGAGATTTCAATATGGATGATTTAGAAGATGGTACCCCTAGAATAGTTTATAGGGATGCCCTTTTATATAATGATGAAGAAGACCTTTCTGGGTATACACCAGCTTTGATAGATGATGCAATAAGTTGGACTTGGAATAAATAGTGGTCTAGACTACAATGAGCCTAGACCTATTGATTAGTTATTCTTCAATTTATGATGTGAATTAAATGTAAGGATATGATCATTATCAAATGTATATAGATCTGCCAAGAAGGCTTTAAGATCTTTCTTAGATAATAAATATACATATTTCTTACTTAAGTTAAAGTCTTTGACACTGTAAAGATCATTGATTCTAAGGATAATATAATATAGCTCAGCATTATCATATATATCATATGCTAACATCTTTGGTCTATATTTATACTTTTGAATCTCTTTATCGTCAAGATATACTTTAACACATTTAGCTTTTAATTCAGGGAAATAGTCATCAGTGACTATATTACCAACAGCAAACTGAATACGCTCACGTTCTTCAATGAATGACATATTTGAGTAATCAGTGCTTATGATTGGCTTAGTATTGATGAATGCTTTAATACTATTTAGCGTCGTCTTCGTAGCCATCGTAATCCCTTCCTGTAACAACTGGTTTATTTATATCACCGCCAAGGAAAGCTATAGTAAATCTAGTCCCAGGAGGTATGAATTTAGTAGGAAAGTTTCTAGCAACTTCCTTAGGCATTTCAACTAGGATATTAGAACCTGTTTGAACTTTGCCTGTGGAAAACTTTTCTTTATTAATGATATTTGGATTCTGAACTTTAGTCGTAGTTTTAATAGGAGACTTCATATTCATCGGATTAAGTGCTTGCACATAAAACGTTTGATATCCTGGCTCATATTTATTACATACTGAAGTAAGAATACCGACTTCGGTGAATCCTAAGCCGGAATCAGAATTATACTTATCGTCCATGTTTATTACACCTCAATTCTTATATACTATAATGTTTTGGGGTACGAGGAATATTTGAAATGGAAAATGCATTAATGTGTATGTGGGACCCTAATGTAATTGGTGCCACAAACGCTCTAATAAGTAAACTTGGTCTAGAAAAAGACTTCTATACTCGTAATATCTGTATTCCAGATGAAGATGGAGATCTTAGAGCTCTAGACTATAAAGGTAAATTCTTTAGAATGCCAGTAGACTACTATGAAAGTGCATATGGTGATTCTATTGTATTTGATCCAGTTAATAATAAGAATATTATGAAGTTCTTATTTGATATCTTTATTGATGAGTGGGATGATAATAGCTATTATTTATCAAACTACTTTAAAATCTTTGGTCCAGCTGATGATCCTAGAAGTCAACTTCATGTTATGATGTCAGATGGTACACAGTTCACTACAAGAAAGTACTATAATTCCTCTCTACAATATATGGAGATTATAGATTTCATGTTATTTGGTGAAGCAAGATACAGTTACGAAGCAATAGACTACCCACCTGAGGTAGAACCTAAGAAACGTAAAAGGAGATAATGATTATGGGATTTATATTAAACCCAGGTCAAGAGGCAGTCGTATCAGCGGCAGTAGAATGGTATAATAATTCATCTGATTTAGTATTCCAATATACTGGTGCGGCTGGTACTGGTAAGACTGTTGTATTAAATGAAATAATCAAGCGTTTAAGTATACCATATGATTCGATTATGCCAATGAGTTATACTGGCACAGCGGCTATAGTAATGCGTAATCGTGGTATGACTAAAGCTAGAACCATTCATTCATCTATATATGAACCAACAGAGTCTATTATGACAGATGAGAATGGTAAACCTATCATAGATGCTTACTTTAATAAACCTAAAACAACTTTGAAATGGATTAAGAAAGAGCGTCTTCATGATATTAAATTAATAATCATAGATGAAGCATCTATGACTCCAAGATCTATGGTAGAAGACATAGAGTCATTCGGTATCAAGATCATAGCCTGTGGTGACCTTAATCAGTTACCACCAGTAGGAGATGATCCAGGATATCTAGTATCAGGAAAGGTCTATAGATTAGACCAAATTATGCGTCAAGCAGAGCAATCTGGGATAGTATATCTTGCAGATAGAGCTATTAAAGGACTACCAATTAATTTTGGTTACTATAATAATGCTATGGTAATACCAGAAGATGAATTGACTGATAATATGGCATTAAATGCTGATGTTATTCTATGTTGTAAGAATAAGACTAGAGACTATGTGAATACTCTTATGAGAGAAGACATCTTAAAGATTAGAACTCAGTATCCTACTTTCAATGAACCATTGATTTGTCGTAAGAATAATTGGAATATTGAAGTAAATGGTATTAATCTAGTCAATGGTCTTAGAGGAATAGTTAGAAACCATCCAGATATCACATCTATTAGGAAAGATCTAAAAGAAATGACTATAGATTTTCTAGATGATGGTAATAATCTATTTAGCCAGATTAAGATGGACTTACAATACTATAGAGCTCCTCAAGATCAGAAAGAATATCTTAAACGAAATCCTTATAATAAAGCTGATAAGTTTGAATTAGCTTATGCTATTACTACACACTTATCTCAAGGTTCCCAATATAGTCATGGTATCTTCATGGAAGAATTCTTACATCGAGATATTATGCCTAATCTAATATATACTGGTATAACCAGATTCTCAAACTACCTAATCTATGTAAAACCTAAACCTAAATTCTTCTAAGAGCATATATTATAAACGTGATCCTTGATTATTGTTTTAGTATATTATGCAAAAGGAGGAACTAATCATGGATAACGGAAATATTTTTGAAAGCCCATTACAATTGGCGTTTCCTATAACGCCAGATGAGAATGGCAAATTTAATGTAGACCCAGAAGAAAGAATGTATACTCTCTTCATATTCTTCATTGATGGATATGATCAAGAAAAGACATTCAAATTCGCAATGGGTCAAACGGCAGTTCGAGAATACATTATCGAAAATGTCGATATCATTGACTTTGAGAAATCCAAGATCTCTTCATGGCAAACTCGCCCATATGATTATGATGGATTTATCTCATTAGTACAATTCATGCACTATCTCGATACAATCGAAGATGAAGATGGAAACAAGTGGTTCCAAGATGACTTTGATATTCAACGTTATCTAGAATCTCAAGTTGAAATCGATGAAATCTCTGAGACAGAGCGTGAGAATTACGATAATGCCATACATATGATTATGAATGGCTCGGTACTTCAAGATATTAGTCGTCTTGAAGAGGAAGGAGACGAATACGATGTCTAATGAAAATCTAAATGAAGTAACTGTTGCATTTAACCAAGGTAAAGCTGAAGCCGAAAAATGGGTTGCACAGTTTACTCAAAACAATCAACAGATCCAAATCCCTGTATGGGGTACTCAACCTGCAAGTCAGCTAGAGTATTACTATCGTAAAGGATTTATGGATCGATTCAAAGAGATTACTAAGATTGATATCGAACAAGAGAAGAAACTCTCTAAGAAGAATCATACTCTTAGTATTCACAAAAATGGTAAACCTAGACCAAATGCACTTGATCGAGAAATCAAGAAACTTGGTCCAGATTTCCTAGGTAAATATGGTGATAGATTCTTCATCGAAATCAAGAATCTATCTAATCGTATTCTAAACGATTTAGCTAATGCTAATATCAACGTACCAGATTATGAAGAATACTTCAAGTCTGATCGTTTATTAGATAGTTTAATCAGTGTCGCAAAAGCGAATGCAAACTATCATATGTTTACTGCAGGTGCTATTCATTTCTATGGTGCTAATGCAGAGCAATCTATGCAAGGTTTGCTTCCAGAAAACTATGGTCCTATAGAACAACGTTTCTATTTGTACCACCACTCCAATGCCCAAATCTATACTATTCTTATGAATGCCCTTGTAGAATTCAAACAATATCTATTGTCTGGAATCTTTAATCCGGAGACAATCCATGTAGCAGAATCAACTATCTGGAATAAGAAGTTGACTATGGCTGCACGAGATCCATATGCTCAGCGTCGATTATAGTATTTCAGATCATTTCTACGATAGGGCAAAAAGTAGAGTTGGTCTTCCTAAAAAGGGAGTGGAGCGACTAATCAAAAAAGCTTTATATGAAGGGATCTATGTGGATTACTTAGATCCCTATTCTAAACTTTATAAGTTAATGAATGCTTACACTAAACGGTGTAACACTCAGAGACATAAAGAACGATATGCTATTTATTACCGTCGATATATAATTTTATTCGAAAAGCCAAACATTGCAGTAACTATACTGTATGCACCAGATAGTATTGTAAAGTGTGCAAAAGAATATAAAAGGAGATTAGATATCGATGGATGCAACACAATTAAAAGCATATCGTGATAAGCTCAGAGCAACAGAGCAAAACATAGCAATTCGTCTTTATTGCGATAATGGTATTATCATTGACGAAGGAAATATGTTTGTTAAATGGGATGATGCTAACGAAGTTATTGTAGCTATTAAAGCTAATGATGACCAACAAAATCATCCTGGTGTTAAAACAAAAGTAATCATTACTACATTTGAAATGGTACAGTATATGATTGCTTATTCGACACACAAATCTATCCAACCATTAGCTAAAGCATTTGACTTTACTGATGATCAAATTAAAAACTTTATTAATAAATTCGATAGCCAAGATCTACGATCTTATCTTAACACAGTTCCAGAAGATGTACTTCAAGAAATTGTGGCTCAACAAGCGGCTGTCGATGCACAAGCTAAAATCGTTCTTCAACAACAAGAAGATCGTGCTAAAGCTGAACATCGTGTCACGGCACAACAAATCCGTGAACGTCAACAATAGTTATATAATTAGAGACTTGGGTATGATATTTTAAAATATCATACCCTAAACATCTCGATAATTGTATATTATTAACGTGATATAATAACACATATGTTTTATTATATACAAGAACCACTCTTATTTTATTATTTGACAAAGGAGGATACTAGTTATGTATCAACAACAATTCGTTCAACAACCATTCCAACAACAACCTTATGGCTTTGCCGCACCACAATTTGGACAACCAATGATGTATGGTGCCGGTGTAATGCCAGCACAATCCATGTTCAAAGAAGTAGCGGTAACAAATCCAATGACTAAGGAAGACTTGGAGTTGTTGAAACCAGTTAAGAACGAGTTTAACATGAACATCGATCCAGTCGATGTAGCTCGTGCAAAATGCCCACATAAAAATGCAACCAAATTGCTTATCAACCCAATCGGTGGTGGTAATATGGTAAAATGCTCCCAATGTGGTGCAGAATTTGATATGACTATTAGATCCAAGGAAGATATCGAAGCAAGTGTAAACAACTTGGTTAACTTCTTGGAACAAATGAAGTTATATGCAGTCAACTTCGACGAAGAATTCTATAAGGATTATATGATGATGATCCCACTTCTTCGCAAGGCTCCAAACTTGTATGAAATGGCAGTACAAAACTTCACTGAAGTTGTACGCCAAACTACAAATTCTCAAACTGTAGCTCCTAATGCAAATCCTGCATTCAACCGCTATGGTTTCGACGCATACCAAGATATTTTCAATGGTAACTATGGTGCACGTTATAATGTGTATAACCAACAACAACCTGTAATGCCAATGCAAGCACAACCAATGGCTCAACCAGGTTACTATGATCCAAATGTGGTAGCTCAACAACAAGCTCAAATGCAACCAGCTCCACAACAAGGTCAAGTGTTTGGTGCATTCACTCAAGCTCCTCAACAAGCTCCAGTGATGACTCCAGCTCCACAAATGGGTAACCCATTTGCTAATGGATATGCAGCTCCTGTAATGACTGCACCAATGGCTATGCAACAAGCACCTCAACAAGCTACAATTACAACTATGCAAGGTCCTGTTAATGTAGCACCACAACCAGCAGCTCCTCAACAACCTGCTAATGGTACAACAACTACAGAAACTAAAGTTACAATTTAATAAGAGATAAAAATCTGAATGATATTGCCCATAGGCGTTTTGCCTATGGGCTCATATCATCCGGTATTTTTTGATAATTTATGTAACAGCTAAGTAGGAGGACCCTGATATGGTATACACAAAAGAACAAATCGAAAACATCAAGTCCTACAATAGGCAAATTAAGACAATTGAGAACTTCGCTGAAGCTGTTAGAAAAACTGTTACCCAGTATTTAGGTTATACAGGAAATAAAGGCTTTATTAATATGATCCGGGAGATATTTCAAAACTCTGCGGATGAACTTATGAAAGATGATAGCCCATGTACAGAGATACATGTGGCTTTTAGTGAACCATTACAAGAGCTTGCAGTTCGGGATAATGGTCGTGGTATTCCACATGATAGTTTAGTGCGTGTATTTGCATCTCAACATACATCTTCTAACTATGATAAGAAACCTGGGGAATTCTCCTCTGGTCGTCATGGTGTAGGTGCTAAAGTAACAAATGCATGCTCAGAATATTTTATAGTTGAATCTTATATCTTAGGTAAAGGTAAACGAGTTGAGTTTAAACTTGGTGATGCTAAGACAGCTAAGATTACAGATTTGAAATATGTTGAAAATAAGCAAGGTACTACAGTTACATTTAAACCATATGAAGATACTATGGGTAAGACAACTGTAACTTGTCAAGATGTATTGAAGCTTATTAAGTCTTTAGTACCGCTTTTAAAGCAAGGTGCTAAAGTAGTATTCAATGGTCAAGCTATTGATGGTGCTAAAGTTAAAGAAACTATAGTAAACGTTGATGGTTTAATGGATGGTTTAAATACCATTGTAAGTAAACCTATCATCACTCCAATTAGATTTGGTGCATTACGTGATGATAAGTGGATGAAAGCTGAGATTGCTTTCACATTTGATTCTGCGGATGACAATGAGATCATCCATTCATACGGTAACTTTTGCCCTACAAGAGATGGCACTCATGTAGAAGGATTTATTGCCGGTATGAGTAAATACTTTAGAAATTATATGAATAAGTTCTACTTACCTGCAAAGAGTAAGTTAACTATTACAAACAACGATGTCCGTGTTGGTCTTAGAGCAATTGTAACTTGCTCCCACATGGAACCAGAGTTTACTGGTCAGTCTAAAGAGATTATCTCTAATGCTGACTTAGTACCTTTTGTTAGAGATCTTACTGAAGCTAGTCTAGAAGAATGGGCTAAGCGTAACAATAATGACCTACAAAAGATTTGTAAGTATTTCAAAGATATTGCAGAAATCAGAGCCAAGTCGGAAGGTGAACGTGCTAAAGTAAAAGTTAAGGAAGTATCTTCCATTAGCGGGTTACCTAAGAAGTTTGTTAAACCGACTGGTAAGAAAAATTTAGAGTTATTTATCATGGAAGGCGACTCCGCTACAGGACCAGCTAAGAATAACCGTGATAATACTCGCCAAGGTTTATTCCCAATTCGTGGTAAAATCATTAATGCAATGAGAGCCACTCGTGAAAAAGTTGTAGCCAATCAAGAAGTAGCAGCTATTACAGCTATTATTGGTGCTGGCTTTGGACGTTCATTTGACATTGAGAAATGTAAATGGGAAAAGATTATTATCGCAACAGATGCCGATCCAGATGGTGCACATATCAGATGTCTGCTATTGCAGTTCTTCTTAATGTATATGCAACCATTGATTACATCTGGTAGATTATATGCCACAGTACCACCTTTATATGGTGCTAAGATTAATGGTAAGATGAAATACTTCACTGACCGTACAGCATATAATAAGTATCTACAAAAAGAATTCTTTAAGATTCATAAACTAGCTTTACCTAATAAGGTTAAGTTAACTGAATCTGATGTAGTTGAGATGCTTAATAAGAATACAAACTATATTAGAGATATTGATACAGTAGCTAACTCATTTGCCATTGATGTATATCTCTTAGAGTATATCTTAATATTAATCTCTCAAGGTATTGCACCAGGTTCTGCTAAGTTTAAGAAAGCTATTGAATCTAGATATCCATTCTTAAAAGCAACTAAAGATGGTATCGAAGGTTTAGTATATTCTAAATATCAAACTATCTACTTTAGTGATACTCTATGGAATGCATGTCAATTTGTAACACAATGTATCATGAAATCTCCAACTGAGTTCATTGTAGATGGTAATAGATTATCTCTATATGGATTGATGAAAGAGTTTGAAAGCTTGAATCCAACTTATGTAACCCGCTATAAAGGGTTAGGTGAAATGAATGGTGATCAGTTATTCAATTCAACTCTAGATCCATCTGAAAAAGGTAACCGTGTATTGATCAAATACACAATCGATGACGTTAAGAACGAAATCGAAAAGATTAAAGAGATTGATAACGATAAGATTCAATTACTGAAAGACGTTGATATCTCACAATACGTATTCTAATAGAGGGTAGAATTATGATAATTTACTATCAAGATAATCAAGATTGTATGCTTGCAGCAAATATGGTGTTCAATCATAAAGAGGAATTTTGTGATGATACAAGCGATGATATTCTCGTAAATTATAAATACTCCCAATCCGATATTACCAAACTAACTAGTAAAGATCATACAGTTATCATTCTAGGTGTAGGCTTCTTCAAGAATAGTAAGAAGTCTATATCTAGACTTGAAACTTTGATTGAAAATAGTAAAAAGATAATTTGGATAGATGGTCATTCTAATACTAAAGATCTTAAAGAAAGTGAATATGCAGATAATATTAAGATCTACTATCATGAAAATATGGGAACCTCTTGGATAACTCATTATTGTCTACTTGGAGGTCATTCTAATACTGTAGTAGATTTAGTATCTGAATTCCAAACTAGAAGAAAACCATCTCGTGCAGCTGTCAATCTATCTTTATATATTAGCTCAGTATTCTCATCTCCAATTGATGAAGTATGGACTACTATATATAAGAAACCAGATATGATTGATAATCTATTAGAGATAGGTTCTAATATATACCATTTCATAGTACAGCAAAATATAAGTTGTATTGAACGACGTACTTATAAACGTACTTTAGATGGTGTAAGATTAACCGTTCTAAATTCAAATCCAAAACTATTCTTACCAGATGTTATCGAAAGATACCCTGGTCCGATTTTAATTTGGTTCTTTGACGGTAGAGTATATAGATATACATTATACGCAGCTAAATCTGAAATAGATTGTTTAGAGTTCTCCAAACAATACTTCGGGTATGGTAAGATGTATAAGACTGTATTTGTATCAAAGAATCATATCTTATAGAGAGGAGAACTAGATAATGAGACTATTCAAACAAGTTGATTCTAAATTTATAGATGACTTAGAAAATCTCACTATTAAAAAACCTAAACGTAGTACAGAATTATCAGCTGGTTATGATTTCTATGCACCAAAAACATATGTAATCAATCCAGGTGAATCTGCTATTATTCCGACATATATTAAGGCTTATATGGAATCTGATGAAGTATTAATAATTGCTCCAAGAAGTTCTTTTGGATATAATTATGATATGGTAATCAAATCCACTATTGGAGTTATCGATGCAGACTATGTAGATAACGAAAAGAATGATGGTAATATTATCATTGGTGTTAAGAATAACTCTAATGATATATTAACTATAGAAGCTGGTAAACACTTCGCTCAAGGTATCTTTATGAAGTATCTAATTACAGATGATGATCATAAAGATAAGAAAGAAGAGCGTCATGGTGGAATCGGCTCAACAAGTATTTAATTTTAAAAGGTGAAAGACAATGAGAAACCAAAAACAAAACAAAAAACCACAATTCAACAACGTTCGTATTGAATTACCATTAAAGTTCAATGCTCGTTTACCAGAAGCAGTTAAAGAAGAACTTACTGGTGTATTATCAAATCCTATTATCGAACAACTTACGTTGAATGTATTTGCATTCCGCAGTGTAATCAACAATGATCCAACTGTTAAAGGTAATGTCATCGTTGGCAATATCATTAAATATGATACTGAAAAGGAAGTTCTCGTTGTAGAAATTTATGAACGCTTTGTAGAAGTTATTGATACAATCAAAGATCGTGTAGCGTTTGTATTCACTTCTTTTGATTCCGATAGTAAAATTAATAAAATTAACCGTGTTATTATCGAAGAAGCTAGAAATTAGTTTATTAAAAAGGGTATATAGTTCATCTATATACCCTTCTACTTTCCTTAGTTAGGCTATAAATGGGAATGTACATTTTCATAAAACGCTTAACATTTTAGTAACTAAGGAGGGATATACTTGGCTAAGGAAAAAGAAGTAAATATGCTGGAACAGTATACGGAAGATATGAGAACGTATGCTGTATATTCAGCACTATATCGGGTTGTACCAGACTTCCGTGATGGATTCAAAGCGGTACAGCGTAAGATCATTTATGCAATGTATAATGATATTAAAAGTGTCAAGACAGTTAAGTCTTCTTCCATTGTCGGTGTAGTTATGGATAAATATCATCCTCATGGTGATTCATCTATCTATATGACAATGAAACCTATGACTAACTGGTTTGAAAATAATATTCCATTAATTGAAAAGCAAGGTAACTTTGGTAACTTCCAAGGTGATGATCCATCAGCTATGCGTTATACTGAAGCTAAACTTGCTAACTTTACAACCGATGTAGTTATCGGTGATTTAAAACAAACTAAACAAGTTGTAGATTGGGAGAAGAACTATAGTGAGACTTGTATGGCTCCAGAGTATTTAGCTCCTAATCTACCTATATTATTAATCAATGGCTCATTTGGTATTACACCAGGATTCAAAGTAGATATTCCTAAACACAATATCTCTGAAGTAATCGATGTAACCATTAAGTTGATTGATAGTCCAAATGCTAAATTTGTATTAGTACCAGATACTCCAATGGAGTGTGATATTATTGATACAGATTTCCAATCAATTTGTGATACAGGTTATGGTAACTATAAAGTCCGTGGTCGTATTGATATCGGAGAGTTCCATAATAAACCAGCATTGTTTATTCGTAGCTTACCAGACTATGTATTCTTGAATACAGTAACTGATAAGATTGAAGAAATGATGTCTAAGAATGTATTAACTCAAGTTCAATCCATCGAGCATAACTCTGATGGTGATGATAATATGGAATGTGTTATCGTTCTTAAAGCTGGTAGTGATCCTAACTTTGTTAGAGATACTATCTTTAAGAATACACAAATTGAACGTGGTGCTCGTGTAAACTTTGAAGTAATTTGTGAACGTCATGTAGTTCGTATGAATTACCGTCAATATTTATTACGATTCATTGACTTCCGTAAGGTAACTAAACTTAGACTTTACTATAACTTATTGCAAAATACTATGACTGATTTCCATAAGTATGATGCATTAGTTAAAGTAGTATCTAGTGGTGATATTGATTCTATCATTGAACGTATTAAGAAGTCTAAAGGTAATGATGAAGAACTAATCATGGATATGGTTAAGAAGTTCAAGATTACTGATCTCCAAGCTAAGACTATTATTAATATGCCATTGAAGAATCTATCTAAACATAACCTAGCTAGATATAAAGCTAAAGTAGATGAATTACTCAAACTCAAAATAATCTATCATAATAAGATTCGTAATGAGAATGAGTTAAATGAAGAACTTAAAGCTGAATTGAGAGACTTAAAGCATAAATATGGTAAGAAACGTAATGCTAAAATTATCTCTCAAGCTGAAGCATCTAATATCCCTGAAGGTGACTTCAAGATTGTTATCACTGAAGCAAACTATGTACGTAAACTTGGTTTGACTGATAATATTAGATCCATCAAAGGTGATAATCCAAAATTGGCAATCAATATCAGTAATACTGATAATATCGTATTATTTGATGCTGGTGGTAAATGCTATTCTTATCCAGTACATAAGATTCCTTTATGTGATAAGTCTAATGCTGGTATTGATATTAGAAACTTGAGTGCTAAGTTCACATCTAATATTATTGGTATCTATCCAGAAAGTGTAATCAAACAATTAGCTGAGTCTAAACAAAAGATGTATGTAATGGTATTAAGCCATCTAGGATTCATTAAGAAAATGGAATTAGATGATTTCGTATCATTAACAGCTAGTGGTATCTTCTATACTAAACTAGACCAAGGTGATTTTGTTAAAACAATCATCATTGGTGGAGATGCATTAGATGTAGTCACATTCTCTGATAAGAAAGCTTTACGATTCTCTGCTAAAGAGATTCCATTAGTACGTCGTTCAGCTAGAGGTGTACGTTCTATTGGTGGTAAAACAGTTGAGTATGTAGATGGTATGACATTAGTTGCCGGTGAAGATATCACTGATGTAGTTGTAGTAACTAAAAATGGATATCTTAACCGATTCAATATTAATGCATTACCTCAAAGTCAACGTGCTAAAGCTGGTAGTTCAGTTGTTAAGTTATCTAAGACTGATAGAATTAACAGTATCCATATAGTAAATCAAAATGATAGTATTCGTTTGACTACTGAAAATGGAATGACTGATATTAAAGTATCTGAACTTCCTACAGGAAGCTCTATCTCTGCTGGTACTAAATGTATTAGTGGTAAAGATACTGTACTTAAAGCAATGATTGTAAAGATTATAAAATAGAAAGAAGTCCCATAGGAGATTAACTCCTATGGGATAACTTTTATTTGGAGAGGTGTAATATTATGGAAATAGATAGACTATTGAAATTACAATGGGATCTTAGAGGTAAATGTATATATTTAATAAACAATATAGAGTTAAAACGTAAAAATGACATCCCTGATAGATTGTACGTTACATTTACATTCTTAGATAAAAGATATACTATACAAGTTACCATTAATGAGGTAACCGATTTGTATGATATAATGGTATCTGAATTTGGATTTGGTATAGTACAGACTATGACTACAGATAATGCTAAAGCATGTGTAGAAGATATAGTTGCTAAATATACTAATCTAGATACAGTAGACTTAAAAATACTATATAATGTATTAAAAGACACCAAATTATATGTAGACATGATAGATGATACAATGATAGCATTCTTACCAACAGAGCATTTTGGTGCTAGTATTAAAATTATAGATGGGATGTTTAGTGTAATAATACATGGTGAGAAGAGTACCTACAAATCAAAAGAATATAAATTTGAGTCTGGTTATGAAGTATATAATTTTATAGCCAACTTACGTAGTATATACTTAGATGAAGACTATGAAGGTGCTGAAGATTTAATCACTCTATATGCAGATCTATTATTAGAATTTGGTAGCCCAATGCTTTATATAGAAAAAGATGAGGTATCTGATTGTAATATAAATATAGAGTATTACTTTAAATATTTGAATCCAGTTAAGTTAAACTTTAATAAATTTGATTACTATGATAATCAAATCCAATGTACTATCTGGAAAGATGAGTTTAGTGCAAAGATTTGTGATACTAACTGTGTAGTCAAATCTCCAGAAGCTGCATTAGAATGGGCTAAATCTGTAGTAGAAACGTATAATAGAAAGGATTGAATATAATGATTGATCAGGATAATTTATATAATGTATATTTCAAATTACGTCAGTTTTTACCAAGTATAAATCCAATGTTTATTAGGAGTTATAATAAAGAATACATTTTAGCTTATATCATATATAATGAAGATGATATTAATACATTAAAGATACACTATGATGCAGAAACAAAATCATTCTGTACAAGTGTATCTAATTTCAAAAAAGGATACGATATGACTATTATTGGAGATCCATTTGAAAGTGTTGAAAAATTATTCATAGAGTATAATAAATTGGATGGTATATCTATACCGGAATTAAACTATGCAGTAAGTCATATTATCCTTCCAGCTAATGACTTCACTGATACTCATATTAGATACAATATCAGAGACTATATTATAAATATTGATATCGTTGATAATGGTAATGAATTTGAATTAACATTATCTAATGACGGTTATAAATCTAAATCGTATAGATTCATTTGTGGATATGATGTATTTAACTTCATTCAATTTATGTTACAATACTATATCAAAATGTATTTCGATAAACAAAATGATATGATGTTAGATCTAATCATGGATTTGTATACACAATTTGGATATAAAAAAGTATTTATTATGCCTAATACTGATGGAAAGAGTAATGTATCTATACGCCTAATAACTCCATATGGTGATATGTATTTTACATATAACGATGGTAAGATATTATGCGAATACTACCATGAATTAGATGGTAAGAGGACATATTATGATAAAACTGTAGATACATGTAAAGAAGCATTAGATTGGGCTTATTGTTAGACCAATAAGAGAGGTAGTTGAACTACCTCTCTTTCTTTTTTTGTAATATTGGATATATGTAGTTGTATATTATTAGTGTGATATGATGATATAGTTTATAAGTTATTAAGCCTTACAAGGCAGAAAGAGGTATATCATGAGATTTGAAAACGGTATTGCAAAACAAACAACAAAGTTTGAACATCATGTTTTAAATAATTTAAAATATGGTATCATGGATGGATTAGATATTAAGTTTGAAGCATTGCCAGATGATATTGCATACTGGTATTTGGAAGAACTTTATAAAGAAGCATACTTCAAAGATAACACTTTGAAAGATGTAGAGATTTATAAAGACGAAGTATTTAATACATGGTATATTAAATATTTTGACACATTGACAGGTAATTTGTCAGATGATCCAATTACAATGATTCCAAGCAATTTGGAAACATTAATCTGTGCTTACCGTATGGTTGGTAAACATAGAAAAGTTGCGATGTTAAAACGTCGTTATCCTAATAAGATGAAAGCGGCAAGAGTTTAACTCTTGCCCTTTTATTTTTTTGTAAATTACTACATGTCTAACACATAGGTAGTGTATAGCAGTAGCAACTTATGGATATTTTACTAAATTCTCCTTTGTAAAAATATTATTCTACGAAACAAACCCTCTCATGTGAAGCTATACAAAATTCCCCTATGGAGTCTAAGCTCCATAGGGGATAAATTTTATCGTGGTAAAATAAGTTTTCTTAAGGATTCATAAGATAATAACTCTAAGTCACGTTTATTACGTAGAATGTATCTCCATACATTAGCATTGGCTACATCAGCTAATGGAGGTAATGCACGTTTAGAATCATTCTCTTCAATACGGTCTTCTAAGTATTGTGCATATTTATCTTCAACAGCATTCAAGTCTTTAATAACTTGATTAATTTCTTTGTTATTATTAGAACTATCTTTAAGTTCTTTAGATAAAGTAGCGACCATACCACCAATACGTCTAGCGGATTGAATACCATGGGCTTTTGGATCGAATAGACCAATTATCATATATAATGGAACTGTCCACCATCTTTGAAGCATCTTAATTGCAGGAGATTGATTAAGCATATTACCTTCAATCTTACCTAGAGCAGATGCTAATTCTGGTGCATAACCATAAATAGTAGAGAAGCTATCAGAACGTTCTTCTTCTGGATCATGTAATTGAACACGAATAAATACATCTTTAAATTTATCTTCAACTAATCTAAATAGCTTATTACGTCCTTCTGGAGTAAGAAGCATATCTAAAGATGTAATAGCAGTCACCGCACCATCCATCATGGATGCGAATAAGATTAATACATTAAAGAATACAAAGATCCATAACAATCCTGGTACTGTTAAATATGCAAAGATCTTAATAGTATTTAAGATTCTATCTCCATCTGTTGTATCTGGACTATTAGAAACTTTAAAAGCTTTTTGTATATCTAATACACCATCAACTAGGATTTGTAGCATCTTAGTATTAAGATTGATAATATTAGTTCTTAAGCTAAAATGATGACCAACTTCATGTAATGTAATAGCAACCAACTCAGCTGGAGATAATACACCACTTAATATCCCACGAGTATAGTAGATATATACTTTATATTCATTATTCGGTTGTAGTTTATATTCACCATTCTTAATAGAAATCTTTCTAGACTCATCATAGTCACAGAAAGTATAGGCATTCAATTCATTTACAGTATTATCAATAAGAACAGTAACTTTATAGAAACCAAATTTCTTTTCTAAGATCTTCTCGATCTTAGAGCAATTATAGTTTCCTTTTTTATTAATAAGATTTTTAAACTCATCTTCAAGAGCTTTAGTATCTTTATCTTTACCAAAGTACTTTTCTTGTACAGGTACTTGGATTTCTTTTTTCTTTATTTCTACATTTTCAGCAAAAAACATTATTTTCTATGCTCCTCTTGGTTAATTAAGATTATAATTAATTTATTGTTTAAGGGTATAGAAAAGTAGTGTCTTTCATACAAAGTAATAATCAGAGAGATCATATATTATAACCGTGTAATGATATATCCAAGTTTATAATAGGAGGTAATGGATATGGATAAAATTTCGAATTATAAAAGAATAGTCGAAGCATTAATGAAGAAAAGAGAGTCAATAAATGATAATGCATATGATAATATGCTAAAAAAATTAAACATTATTGAAATCTCACCAATTAATGAGACTACAATAAAGATATTTGAAGATTATACTAAGACTGAATTAACTGACTCTACTACTGAATTATTTATTGATAGTATAGAAAAGTTTGGTCAGTTTGAAGTCTATGGCGACTTCTTTAGACGAATTTTACCAGGAACTATAGCTTATAGTAATGCTTCTAAAGTAACTCGTCTATTCTGTGATGATGATTATAATTTAGGTAAATATACTGACGTACTAACTCTTATTAGAGCTAAGCAAAAAGAATTACGTACTGAATTATCTAGAACTATAAGAGAGCTTATATGTGAAAGTAGAATCAATTATAATTCAGATGAATATACTTATCTTGATTCTGTTCCAGATACTGATGCTGTATTAAATACTATTGCAGCTATTCTTGGTGCAGCGACTAAATCTGAACTCAGATTTGAATTAAAGTATATACTAGGCAAAGAGATCGACCCTAAAATTTATAGATTTAATATGAATGATATTAAGATGATTTGTGATTACTTTGATATTGATTATACTGAAATCGAAGGAGTATTTAATAGATTAAGATGTTAAATCTAAATAGGAGGAATGGATATGATGTTTTTTAATAAGAAGTCAGAGCTAGATATGACTATAGAAGAGATTAATAAAGCACTACATTATTTTGATAATATTAATGAAAAGACAGATGAACGTATTAGAGATCTATATTCAAGTATTAATACAACTGAAATTGCTTTAGATGCTAAAATTACTCGAGAGATATCATATATTGAAAGAAGAATTGATGGTGTCAATAATGATATTAATATACTTACTAATATTGGTTTAGGATTACTTGGTCTAGATATAGTAATTCTCTGTGTTATTATTGGGTATTCACTTACTCATTAGGAGAAATAGATATGGATGTAAAAGAAGAAATAAAAGCTAAAATTGATAATATCCCAGTATATAGAAGTGAAGTAACTGATACTGTAAGGTTAATTGGTGCTGATATTAAAAAATTAAAAGAGGAGAATAAACAATTAAAGAAATCATTAACAGATGCTAAATGTAGAGTCATCTTATTAGAAGAAAATTATATTACACTTCTAGAAGACTTAACTTACAGTGCTAAGATAGATTTATTTATCTATATTACATTTGCAATATGTATAGCAATATTAGGATTCTTTGTATATGGATTAACGCACTAGGAGGGAATAACAATGGAAGAGATAAAATTAAACACATACATTGATAAAATTAAAGATAGTATTGACTATAAGTATACTTTACGTTTAATCAATACTTATCTATTAGAGATGCAAAGTTTATTGAATACTTATGATTTCAATAAACGTATTCATGATCTACGTCTTATAGTATTAATACCAGAGAATGATGATGCTGTAAATATGTTTGAGACATATACTGGTCTCAAATTACTTAATAAGAAAGCCATTATTGATAAACTAACAGAATTCAATAATTATAAATACAAACGTATTTATGGTGACTTCTTTAATAGCATTTTAAGTAATGATATTGCTTTAAAACAATATAAGGCATTATTTGATATTACTGATCTTATACCACCATCAAAAGATAATGGAAAATCAATAGAAGATAGAATCTATATCCTTCAATATCCATTACGTAAAGGTTTGAATAGAATGCTAAATGAAGTTGGCGTTGAGGGTGCTGAAACAAAATATGTTATGGATTTAATTAGACGTATTTGTGGTGGTGAAGATAAAGAGATCTTAGAAGCATTAGATATTAGAAACTTTAGCGATAAGGACTTCTTAAACTACGATGAAGTTACGTTTATTAACAAATATTTTGATTTAGATGAATTTGATATTTAGGAGGAATTTATTATGGTAAAGTTTATTAGATTACAAGATCGTCGTATTAATATTGATCAAATCAAATCATATTCTTACGATAAAGAAACACTTTGGATTGAGACTGCGGAAGATTATTTCGAATATAAGAAATCTAATATTCCAGAGCTAGATGAAGTTGTGGAATTATTGGATATGGAATTGTGTTTGAATCATCCAATCAATGCAGTTGTGGCTATAGAAACAGAAGGAGAAGAATAATATGTATACACAAGAAGATATCTATAATAATCGTATTAATACTAGAAATAAATATTATCGTGCAATGGTAGACTATAAGTTTAATAAACTTGCAGATGATAATACTGTAAATATAGTTAATACGTTAAATAATCCTAACTTGACTAAGAAGGATTTATACTATATTGCAAAATATATGGATGATTGTAAACGAAGTATTGCGAATGAAGCTGCATCTTGTATATATAGTGATATGCTTACATTTGATCATAAGAAATTGACTATTAATATTATTGATAAAGATACTACTGATATTGAGGATATTGTATATTCTCTTAAAGAAGATGTAGTTGAAATCATTCAAGAAGCTATTGTAAATATTAATGCTAATACATTCACAAATGATTATATGCTTGAAAGAGGCATGAAAGATATACCATTCCATACTGTATCTGATAATGCTACATTAACTGATAGCATAAAGGCATTAAATATTATGTCAAAGATACCACTTGGTAATGTAGTTTCTGATAATATCCCTAAGGATAATTATAAATTATCTTGTATTGATAGATTATTACATGACAGAATAACTAGGCATAATGTATTATTTGTAATAGACTCTTTTGACGAAAAAGATCCAGTTAAATATTGGATTAGAAAGATTAATAGAAGTTTACATGAGTCTTCTAGAGTTGTTAAGAGTATTGATATTAATACTCAAGAGGTTAAGTTTAAGAAAGGCTATAGTATTGAAACAGTGGTAGACTGTGCTATTCGAATTATGTCTAGAGTATTTGAAGATATTAAACTTGATCTTGAAGCAGTAAACTATGCTTTAACTCTATACAAAGAAGAGAATAAAGATACTTATGGTTTACCAGAAGATGCTGTAGAATTCTTAGACTATTTCTACAGAGGTATTAAAGCCGGATATCTACCTTATGGTATGATTTACTTAGAAGGTAATATTGGGATGAATTATCTACTTGATCTTATTCCTGATGCGAATATTGATAATCCATCTGTTGATGATTATAAATCACAACTAGATGAAATGACATATTCTGATATTGTAGACGATATCATCAATTATCATAATGATAGACTAAGATAGATGATTAAGAGAAGAAGGGATTCGTTCCCTTCTTCTTTTTTTTTGTTATTTTAGCCATTTTGAACAAACTAATAATCAGAAAGGCGGTATATAATGAAAAATACAGAAGCTATCGTAAAGAAGATATACCCTATAGTGGAAACACAGATTAAGAAGAATCTGTCTAATTATAAAAGATATATTGGTAAGTTTATATCTGATAGATCAGAAGATCTATATGATATAGCACCATATAGAAGAATCTATTTTACTCCTAAAGATGAAGATGAGTTATTCAATACATTAAAGATTGATAAGAAAGTTATCTCCAATTTCATGGAAGAAACTTATTATGCTAAGATTGCATCATTCAATCCAGCTGCAGCTAAAGATGAATGCACTATAGTCTTACTATGTCTAGTTAGATATTTCTGGAAGACTAGAGATTCTAAGATGTTAGATATGGCTATAGTTAATATGGCATTCTCTGGTAAGTTCTATCCATCTATCCATTATGGTTTCTTCAAGAAAGTTCAACCAGTTGAATATAAATGGGTAATGGACTATGTAGTTAATAATATGCTTACAGGTAAGTTTGATCTTAAATCTAAAGGTAATGTAATCAATGCAGTTAAGTCTATCTCTAATACTTGGTTAGATACTTATACTGATAGATTTAAAGACTTTGAAGATGATGATTGTGTATATCTAATCCAACAACTACATAATCGTATTAAATCCTTCATGAAAAATATTGCTAGTCTATACTATGAGGCATATGAAAACAAATCTCAATATATTACTTATGCATCTGATGACTATTCCGATACAGGATACCGTCTTGTAGATACAGATAACTTAATGGCAGAACGTCTTATTGATAAAGCTGTAAATCAAATCACAACTTTATCAGTAAACTATAAGTTCTGTAAGATGTCTGCAGATGCTTTAGTTAAGACTGATGAGATTAAAGATATTATTGAATATATTGTAAAGAATGATACTAAACAAAACTCAGAGATTAGAGAGTTTGTTAGTCTAATCATTTATACATATTTTGCTCAGTCTAGAAATAAGGATGTACGTACAGCTGAGTTTATTAAATTCTCTATTCAACCTAAACCAAATAGTAAAGATAAGAATATCTTACGTATTAAAGATATTACAGAGAAGTGGTTGATGGAATCTTCTAAGAGATACGTTCATAGACGTAATCGTTTAGCTACTAAGAATAGTTATCATAGATCAGTATTAATGTATTTTACATTATTAATTCATTACAGTGCTTTATAAAATAACCCCCTTAGGATCATAGAAATCCTAAGGGGATAGATTTTGCAATTGTATATATATGATTATATATTATAACCGTGATAGACCAAAAGTAAATTTATTAAGCCGCATGGCAAGAAAGGAAATCTATCATGGAACAACAAACTCAATTCAACAATCTACCAGTTATCGAAGTAGAAGCGATCCTTAACTTTACACCACATAAAGCAGGGTTCTTCAATATGGATGATAACACACTTCTCCTCGAAGTAGAAAAAGAGGAAACTCCTATTCGAGTAGAATCCAATTCAGTTATCACTGCATACTTAAAGTTAGGGGATATTTATATTCCTCAAACTGAAACCGTATACTGTGAAGTAATCGGATTACCAGACGAAAAAGAAGGGGTGAAACTTATCGTATCTGGTATGGTACGTTCTGCATTAAAGGAAAAAGGAATCATTAGAAATGATATCCTAGTTCCTGGTATGCAGTTCCGAAACGAAGCCGGTCAAGTAGTTGGCTGCTACGCTTTGGACAAATAATCAATAGCCCTCTACGGAGGGCTTCCTTTTTTAGGAGGTGAAATCATGCATATAAGACTAAGACGAATAGTCGATACTATAACAGTTGCCAACTTCAACGAAAAATCTGAAGAAATAATAAAATTTCTCAGTATGCCATTTGATCATATTGGCGGTATATATGGATTTATAGAAGAATCTAAATACCTAATAAACAATAAAAGGTATAGATATTCGGATGAAAGATTACGAGAATCTTTCAGATGGGAAATTGAAAGTAGTTTGGAACAACTTGAAAAGTATGGTCCAATGAAACGTTTTAAAGTGGCAAAGTAAAATTTGCCACTTTTATTTTTTGTAGGAGGTTTAAAATGGCTGATATTTACAAATATTGGGATCAGGTTGATAGTATGGGCGGTATCGAAACATATGTTGAATTCCATGATAATAACGAATGGAATTGTGAACCAATTAAGTTAGATGCCGATGTATTCTACTTAATTGGTTACACCACTGAGTATGAAAGCATATTCAGCCAATATCTTTCTGAAAATTATTCTAAGGGAGAAGTTAATGGTGCTTTGAATAAAGTATTCTCTACACGGAATAGAAAGGAAATTGTTGTTGTATATATCAATAGCGAAGATCCTAAATTGGGTAGAGCAATACAAATGTTGGTTAATCGCCTTCACTTGGAAGGCTATGAACAGGTTTATCTTAACTTCATTGTAAGAGAACCATGGTTCTATGAAACAGTGGAGGCTTTATAGCCTCCACTTATTTTTTTGTAAATTTTAGCCATCTTGAACAATTCATTAAATCAAAGGAGGCTAATATGACTAAACAACGTAAGCAAGCTGAAGAGCTTGTATATAAAGTAATGGATGCATTAGATCCAACTAAAAGTATGTCTAAATATTATGCTAATCTATTTAAAGACATGAATGATAAACAATTCTTAGATTATATCTCTAAGAAATACCCATATAGATTCCAAACACGTATCTTTAAGATTGAACCAACTTTCATTGAAATTGAAAAAGCTGCTAATATCCTTGGAGTACCATTAATGGAAAAGGTAGCTACACCAGATTTGTATGTAAATAAAGATGGTGAACCAGTATGGACTAAGGAAGCATTAGTAGTATATCTTCATTTAAAGAAAATGAAACAGTTCTTAACTAAGAAGAACTCTATCTCTACTAATATAGTATCTCGTGATAATAAGACTGGTCGTCTTGTAGGTCATGATAAGAATGGTGCTACGTCTGACCGTGAAATGGAATCACTTGTAGTATCTGGTATGGAAGATACATTAACAGAATTCTCTCGTGCTCGTGCTGACTCAGTAGAAGCTAAGCAAGCTATGTATAATACTATATCTACTCTTGGTACAGTATCATTAGAAGATATTCCTGTAGATAAGACAGATGTATTATCTAAGAATATGATGAATGTATATATGATAGGATCTCATATTAATACTAACTTGATTAATATTAATAATATGACTCCACAAACTATTAAAGATAAGACAGTATCTAGACGTCAATAAACAAATCCCCCTTAGGATCATAGTAATCCTAAGGGGGAGATTTTGTCATTTTGTAATAGTGAGTATTTTTAGTTGCATATTATTAAGGTGATATGATGATATATAGTTTAGTTATTAAGTCCTTAGGACAGAAAGAGGTATATCATGTTAGAACTTCAAACAATTACATCAGTAGCAAACGTAGTGGATTATGACTTAACAAACTTCGATGAAGTTTGTCGTTTCTTCGAAGACAACAACAAGGGCACAGAATCCCCTTGGAGTTGGGAGGATGCATTCAAGATGAAAGGTATCGCATTCGATCTTCTTTGGGAAGGTAAGATTACCCATTCCCAACATAGCAGATTCTGGGATGCAGTAAGCGTTCCATTATTCTAGTTTAAAGATGGAGATGGGAGTTAATCCCATCTCCTAATCTTATTTATTTTTTTTTCATAATCGTATTCGGACTACTCATAGCTAGATGAGTAGTCCACAATACAATCTCTTATTCCATATTTTAAAGGAGGTAAACATGATTGTACAATCACATCACTCACAACAACAATAAAAGTATTTAAACTTTTACTAATATGTTTAGAGGTTATATATTATAAGAGTGAATGTTGGTAGTATAAAATTATACTATACGTAAACATAAGGATAATGTGTATTCTTATATTAATAAAGGAGAATAACTATGGAAAAGAAAATTGGTGTACTTCATGAAATCGGTGACTTAGGTCTTGGTTTCGATGAAGTTAAAGAAGATCAACAAAAGGCTTTAAAAGAGCAAATGAAAGAAGATCAAAAGAAAGAAGATAAGTAATCTTTCACTGCGATGGGGCGATAAACTCCATCGCTTTTATTTTGTATTTTAATATTATAAGGACGGTGAATATAATGGTTAAGAAAATTACCTTATTTTGCATCGCCATATTGGTATCTATATTACCAATAAAGGCACTAGAAACTGGTCATCAAGATGATAGTAATAGCTTAGATATTGTATTGAAAGCTATTGTTGATAACAGTAACGATTATAGTGACAAAGTGGACAATCTTATCAAGAATGATAAGAAGAAAGAGCCAGCTAAAAAAGACCAAGTAGATCCAAATACAACTAAGGCTTTAGAACAATATTTTCAACTAGCTAGACAGGAACTACTTAGACAAGCTGCAGCTAATGCAGAAGCTAGTAAAAAAGCTAACTCTAGATATTCTGTAGATCAAAACTCTGACTTATCTAATAAGTCCGTTTATGTGACTACAGAAGATATGAATAATATTATTAGACACTTTGACCCAAGTGGTACATCCCCATTCCAAGGTCAAGGTAATGTATTTATTGAAGCTTCTAAACAATCTGGTTTAGATCCTATCTATATATTTGCTCATGCATCATGGGAATCTGATTATGGTAGATCATATCTAGCTAGAGATAGAGGCAACTATTTCGGTATTAATGCTATAGATGCTAATCCAAATGCAGCTCATCATATGGGAAATACAATGTATGATGGTATAGTTAATGGTGCAGTCTGGATTAGTAAAAACTATTATCAGGAGGGACAAACTAGTCTAAACTCAATGATCTACGGAGGTAAGAGATATGCTAAAGCAGCAGATAAATGGATTAAAGGTGTAAATGGAATCATGGCTGAATCTTATGCATATCTTAAACAATCTCGTGGTATGTAGATTATAATTCATATTGATACATTATGGTAATAATTGGATAGGCTATTAAAGCCTATCCAATATTATATATTTTTTATATTAAGAAGGAGAATTTATTATGAAAGCAAAATTAATTGGCATTGGTGCCGCAGGTAATAAAGCGGCAATGACGGCTATTGAGCAAGGTGTATTTGATAGAAGTGATGTGCTTCTTATTAATACAACTCGCAAAGATATGAAAGAAGAATATGATGATATTAATGTAATCATTGGTGCTGGTATGGGTGGCTGTGGTAAAGAACGTGGTCGTGCTAAGAGCATTACAATTGATTCATTGAAATCTGAAAAGCTTAAGATCGATTCCTTACCAGATCCAGATGATGATGCGGTAGTTATTGTATCTTCTTCTGAAGGTGGTACTGGATGTGGATCTTCTACGATCCTAGCGAAATATATTCGTGAAGTATTAAACATCAACGTTCATTTAGTAGTATTTACTGGTTTTGAAGACGATGCTCGTGGTCTACAAAATACAGTAGAATACTTCCAAGAACTTCAAGATAATTATACAGTCGAAGCTATTAGTAATAAGAAATTCTTATCTACTAGCAAGAATAAACAAGAAGCTGAACGTAAAGCTAATAACGAATTCTGTAAACGTATGCGTACATGGCTTGGTTTAGACTTAGTTGATTCTGATCAAAATATTGATGAAACTGACTTGTATAAGATTGCTACAACTCCTGGTTTCATGACTATTGAAACTAAAGAGTTTGATGGCATTAAGAAACAAGCTGACTTTGATAGACTATTTGAAGAAATGATCTATGACACAAAGAGCTTGGATTTTACTCCAACAGCTAAACGTATTGGTGTATTTATGTATGCATCTGAACGTAGTCAAAACATTGGTTTTGACAATGCTAAAATCCGTGAAGAATTAGGTGAACCATTTGAATTCTTTACACATATTCAAACAGTACCAGCTGGTCAAGAACGTGTATGTATCATGGCTTCTGGTATTAAACTTCCTACAGAAGAAGTTGAAAAGATCTATAATGAATATAAGACTAGAACTTCTAATGTAGATAAAAAGAAAGATGGTTTCTTTGATCAAATTGGTGGAATGAAATTAGAAGAAGATGATGATATGTTTAACTTATCTAATTCTGCTGTTAAGAATCCTACAGTAAAGGTTAAAGAAAACTTCTTTGATTCTGTTAAAGATGACGTATTGGTTATCAATGTAGATGGTAAGAAAGGTAATAAATCTTCCAAGATTGATGACTTCAAAGAACGTTATTAAGAAAGGGAGCAAATATGGGTCTATTTGATAAATATGTAAAACCCTCTAAGATATATGCAGAGGATATTCCATTCTCTGCAGTAATCAAGAAATCTGCTGATACTATAGTGAATGAATTGAATACTCTAGATTGGACTGATCATGATATTGCATATAGATATTTTGAAGACAATCTATCAGATATCATTTATTATCTAGGTGAAGGTGTTAAACCAATCTCTAGATGCTTATATATTAAGTTTGAACCATGGCAATATATTGCAATGATTATGGTTCAAAATCGTCCACAACTATCAGAGGATAGAATTCGTGTACTCAATAATGAGATATATGAAATATTTGAAGTTATTAATGAATCAGCATTTGATCCGGATAGATTTGGTAAAACTCTTACAGCTTTAAATAAGATCTCTAAGGTTATCAATGAACGTATCTACAAGAAGTTAGATTATGTAGATTGTACTAATAAGCAATTAACAACTATATTATCTGTAGCACGTTATTCTAGTAAGAATGAGACAGTTAATATTAGTCGTGTCAATACTTCAATCATGAGATATATGGACCCAGCTAACACTTGTGAAGAAGATTTGATGGACTTATATGGAGAACTCTTCTATGAAAACTTCGAAGAATTCTTTGTAACTTCAATGCTAGAATCCTGTGAAGATCCTAAGATTAATACATCTATCAAGAACTGGATGTTTGACTTAGAAACTAATGCTATGCTATTCATGTTGAATGACCGTCCTATGACTGTAATTAAACGTGTACTAACTAAGTATAGCCAAGAATGTCTACGTCTACAAAAAGTTCGTAAAGATGTAAGATGCTCTATGTTAGCTTTATCTGCAGATTATGATAAAGTCTTATATATAGCAGAAGAACTTAAAGAGCAAGGTCTTTATATATTCTAATCAACTATCCCAAGGTAGTTTAACTACCTTGGGGTATTTTATTTTTTTACTCCTCCTAGAACTTATTAGTAACTTATAATAATATTTTTTAGGAGGATTTTATTATGGGCTTATTAATTGAACGTGTAGCTGAGGTAACTGGCTACTCTCCCGAGCAAGGTCTATATGACGTTGCATACCCAACAGGATTTTTAAATTTCGATTCATTGAATGGTTATCGTTTAAACTGTTATAACGATAAAGGTGAGATTACTACAGTAACTCATCGTGGCATTCTAGATGGGTCTTATAACTTACTTATTGGTCGTTCTGGTTCTGGTAAATCTACATTTGCAGTTCAGGCAGCGGCTAACATTATTAATCAATTCCCAGGTGCTGAAATGGTTATCCAATCTATGGAAGGTGGTATTACCATTCCACGTTTGGAAACTTTAACTGGATATATTGGTCAAGATCTATTTGACCATGTTTCAATTAAGAATAGTGGTATCACTGCAGAATCTATCTATGATGATATCTATACTATCTATGAAACTAAATTAAAAAATAAAGATAAACTTATGTATGATACTGGAATGAGAGATTCATCTGGTAATCCAATTAGTAAGTTTATCCCAACTGTTATGATTATTGACTCTATTGCGTTATTAGCTCCAGAACGTATTGCAGATAAAGGTGAATTATCTGGTCAAATGGCGGCTACAGCAATGGCTAAAGCAAATACATCTCTTCTTAAAGGTGTAATGCAATTAATCAAAGCAACTAATATTATCTTATTAGTAATTAACCATATTACTGAAAAGATTGAAGCGAGTGCATTTATGCATACCAAAGGTCAATTGATGTATCTTAAACAAGGTGAGTCTTTACCTGGTGGTAGAGCTGTAACCTATTTAGCAAATAACATCATTCGATTCGATGATAGTAAACTTAAAGAAGAAACTTTTGGGTTCTCTGGTTCCCAAGTGGATATCTCTTTAGGTAAATCTCGTACAAATAAAGCTGGTAAATCTACACCATTGATCTTCTCTCAAGATTATGGTTTCGATCCACTTTATTCATTAATGATCATGCTTAAAGATTCTGGTAAGATTGCTACTAAAGGTGCTTACTTAGAATTAGATGGTTATGATACTAAGTTTAGAACTCGTGATTTTAAAGAGTTCTTTACAGAACGTGAAGACTTCCGTATGCAGTTCTTACGTTTAGCTCGTGATGTAATGGATGAATTAATTGCTCCAGTACCTACAAGTAGTCAAGTTACAAATGCATCTATTACAAAAGATCTTATTGCTTCATTCAGAGCATTGGAAGATTAAGTTATATATTATAAAGGTGATACAGAAGAGTATTGATTACTCTTCTGTATTTCATTTTATAATACTTATAGAAAGGAGACACAATGGCGAACACATTGATTCTAGATGACGAGATTAATCGTGCTAGACAAAGAATTCAAATACCAGAACAGGTACTAGGGAAAGAGTTAATTCAACCATTCCCAGCTAGTAGCTCTGGTAGTCGTAAGATTATGTATAGTGTCCATTCAGAACAATCTATGGCACTATGTAAATCTGAAGTTCCATTCATTCAAACTGGCTTTGAGAATGAATTCGGACAACGTTCAACATCTTTCCAACAAGCTGATCAACGTAAGACAGTATTAGCTAGAGTGGAAAGATATGCTATGACCCCAGGTCATGAGTACTATCTTATCGTCCATAATGAAGAATCTAATACATTAGACATTCTTCATAAGTTGGATTATAAGTATATCACAGAATCCTTTGGATATGAGATTAACAACTCAGTTCTTGATAATCTTGTCGTAGGCAGTGTTATTGAGAAAGGAGAAATAGTAACTAAATCTAAAGGTTTCGATGAGTACAACAACAGAATGGATGGCATCAATGTCTTACTAATGTATATTGCAAAGAATAAGACAACGGAAGATGCTATCGAAATCAGTGAATCTTGTGCAAAGAGATTCAAATCTCCATTAGTTAAGAAGATTTCATTCATGATCAATGAAAATGATATCTTACTTAATCTATATGGTAACAAGGATATCTATAAAGTTATCCCAGATATCGGTGAAGATATCAAAGAAGGTATCTTAGCAGCAGTACGTCGAGAAAATAAAGAAGAAGCTTTATTCTCTCAAGTATTCAATAAGCTACAAGATATCAATATGTCTGATGAGAAGATTACAAGTACTGGTAAAGTAGTTGGTATTGAAATCCATACCAATAACCCAGACTTGATGGAGAACTCTATCTACAATACTCAGCTTAATATGTATTATCAAGATAATAAGCGGTTCTGTGATGAGTTAATCCATACAGTACATAGACTTCAGGCTAACTATAAATGTGAGTTAGGATACGATCTACAAAAGCTTGTCCATACAAGTCAACAAATCTTGGATGGAGTTAAGTTTAATATAGATAATAACGTATATTCTAACTTACAAATGGATGTATATATCCTAGAAGAGAATGAACTTCATATTGGTGATAAGTTAACTAACCGATATGGTGGTAAAGGCGTCATCTCTAATATCCTACCTGATGAACTTATGCCTATGACAGAAGATGGTCAAAGGGTAGAGATGAAATATAACCAAGCAACTGTAGTCAATCGTTTGAATCCATCTCAATTATTTGAAATGGAAATCAATTCCGCATCAGCTGCAGTTGTACGTAATCTTAATAAGCAAGATACTAATGGATCTCTTAAGAAGATTATAAAATTTGTAAGTTTCTTTAGTCCTAGTCAAGCTAGAGAAATGCAAGAGTTTATTGATAATAGTAATCCTACAGTACGTATGGAATATTTGAATTCCATTATTGATGATGGGAATATTACTCTATCTATTTTACCAATGCAAGAACCAGTTACAATAGAAACTTTACAAAAAGTCCTAGCTGAGTTCCCAGAGACAAGACATGGGTATGTACATACTCCTATGCCTGATTCTTCTAATAAGAATTATCGCTTGGTTAAATCTTTAAGACCAGTACTTGTAGCTAAACAATATATCTGTAGATTGAAACAGTATGCAGAAGAAAAGTTCTCAGCAACAAGTATGTCATTTAGTAATAATAAAGGTGAAAACAGTCGTAACAAATCTGCTGGTCTATATAAACCTGTATATACTAATACACCTATCCGACAAGGGGAAATGGAAATTAGTGCATTAACTCATATTGGTGATGATATCAATGTAATTATGTTGATGCTCTATAGTACAGCTCCTATTGGACGTAGATCTATTAAAGATCTATTGACTAAGAATCCTAATGATGTAGACATTACTTTATCAGCTGATGCTAAATCCAGATCTGCTGAGATTGTAAATGCATATCTTAAGGCGATTGGTCTAAAATTAACATTCGAAAAGGTTCCGAAGAAATATCAAGAAGCATTATTGTATGATATTCCAGATGAAGATTTCTATACACCTGCAATGCTCGAAGACTATTCTTATCTTAAAGCTCTAAGAGAGAATGATAAGTCTAAGATGAAGATTACAGTTAAAGAATTCAATGGTAAATATTATCCAGTATATGATAACTTCGTTGAACCAGGTATTCCAGCACTCATGGAAGGAGCTATGAGCAGTGAACCTCCAGAAGGTTACAGTGAAACAGATTCCTTATGGGTAACTAGGGATATTAAGTACTTTAAATAAGGAGGCAATCATGATACTAAGAGATCTTTATACGACTCTCTTACGTGGTAGTCTTGATAACGTCTTTGAAGACGAGAATTTAAGATTGATTAATGAACGGACTACAGTCTTGTTAAATAAACAAAACTGGACCATTCAGGATATAGATGATGCTGATATGATTCTACGTATCAGCAATATTCTATATAACAATACAGATCTAGCTGTATTGCCATTAGAAGATGGCGTATATGATTTACTATTAGAAGCTTATAAAGTCTACAATCCTAACTTCCAAGTTGGGTCTGATGTAGTTCACTTTAAGCTCCAAGGTAAAGGTAAAGCAACTAATAATGAAAGTTATGTAGAAGCTATTGTATCTTATCCGAAGGAAACTAATGATACTCTATATAGAGATACATTCATTGATATTCCAACGAATAGATGGCAACCTGCAATGGATTCTAACCATACTACGGTATCAGATAGAGGTAGAGATACAGCTCATAAATATCCTCAATTAGTTGGTACTTTAGATAAGTGTAAGTTTGTATTAGAATCGGATGCAAAGAAAGCATTTGCAGATAGAGATCCAAAGGTAAAGATATTTGAAAGAGATTTCTTAGCTAAACATCTTATGATGGGTTTGATTAATTATCAAACTCCATTTGAGATGGTAGCGGAAATCAAATATGATGGACTATCTGTGGAAGCTGAAGTAAATAATAAGGTAGTCAGTGCTAGAACTCGAGGAGATTTAGATGCTGACTTAGCTACAGATTTGACTGATATCTTATATGGTTATAAGTTTCCTAATGAGCTATCTGATAATGAGATTATTGGTATGAAGTTCGAGGCAATTATAACTAAAGAAGATCTAGTTAGATTCCAGAATGCTACTGGTAAGACTTATAAGAATATGAGAACTGCAATAGCTGGTATCATTGGCTCAGCTAATGCTAGAGATTATATTGATTATATTACTTTAGTACCATTAGCAACCTCTATCGACTTTAATAGTCGTATAGAAGAATTAGAATTCATGAATAGATACTTTGCTACTAAAGAACCTAATAGATATAGAGTCATTCAAGGTTATTATAGCAACGTATTATTCCAAGTCAAGAAGTTTACTGATGAAGCTGATTGGTTTAGAGAGTATATGCCATTTGCATATGATGGTGTAGTTATCTCTTATACTGATAAGAATATCATTAAAGCTCTTGGTAGAGAGAATCATGTGAATAAGTATAGTATTGCAATCAAGTTCAATGCTATGGTTAGATCTACAAGATTCCGTGGTTACCAATATACAGTTGGTAAGAATGGTGTTATTACACCGATGATTATGTTTGACCCAGTGGAATTCAATGGCACAGTCCATAACTTAGCAAGTGGTCATTCATATGAAAGATTCAAAGCATTATCATTAAGATACAATGATATTATTGATGTGACTTATGTCAATGATGTAATGCCATATGTATCTAGACATGATTGTGTAGAGAATGATAATAATCCAAGACCTATGGAGGATTTCATCGATAATTGCCCTGCCTGTGGTACTCTACTGGTAGAGTCCTATAGCGGCAAATCTATATCATGTCCTAATCCTAAATGTATTGGTCGTGGTATTGCTAGGATGGCAGATATGCTTAGTAAGATAAACTTTAGAGATTTCTCTGAAGCTACAGTTAAAGATCTAAGCATAACTTCATTCACTGATCTTCTTAATATTACTCCTAGTAGATTAGCTATCTTAGGTGATGTTAATAGTAAGAAGTTCATGGAGCGGGTAAACGAATTAAAGACTAAGCAAGTATATGATTATAATATCATTGGTGCTTTAGGCTTTACAGATATTGCAATCAAATCATGGAAGATTATTCTTCATGCTTTGAAGATTGAAGAAGTCTTAAACTTATCTGATAGTGAATTGCAATCTAAACTCATGAAGTTAAAAGGGATTGGTAAAGTTGCAGTAGAGACTATTCTTAATGAACGTGAAGTCTTTGCTGAAGATCTCATTACTATCATGAAAATGAATAATGTAATTAGAACTTATAATCTAGTAGACAATCGTAAGAAGATTGTAATCACTGGATTTAGAGATGATACATTAGCTGAAAAGATGGCACCTCTAGGATATTTCGTTACAGACACAAGTGTAACTAGAGATACAAATATCTTAGTAGTTCCTCATGTAGGATTTAGTAGTTCTAAAGTAGATAAAGCTTTGAAATATGGTATTCAAATCGAAGCATTGCCTGACTTTAGGAAAAGATTTGGTTTGTAAAAAATTACAAACTAACCTACAGAATATTAATATATTATATACGTGATCATACATTATGATCACGTATTTATTTTATTCCATGCAAAGGAGACACAACCATGGTAAAAGACATTAAAGAAACAAACATTATTGAAACTGTATTGGAACGCTTGAAAGCTGAAGACCAAATCATCTTACGTTCCCATCAGTTCGTAAACGTTTTGAAATCTGTACTATTTGGTGCAGTTAAATTCTTGGCAAACACTAAGTTTGAAAACGAAGCAGCTTTACGTGTCAATGATAAAAATGGTACATTCATTGCTGGTATCGTTTTAGAACGTGCAGTTGACGATGAAGGTAAAAACTCCTTCGAAGCTCGTTTTGAATTAAACGAAGATGGTATTAAAGATATCGCAACTGTATATGATTTAAGTGATGAAGAAGTTCAACGCTTCTTAAATCGTTTCATGTATGTATTGACTAACAACAAATTCGTTAACAATGCATTCGTATTCGATATCACTCGTGTTATTTTGTCTTCCGTAATCAATGCATTGATGAATCTTAATAAAACAGATATCGATGAAGATGGTTACGAAATCAAATTTGATGAATATCTTACAGCTACAGCTACTGATGAAGATGGTAAACGTGTAATCGATCTTGAACCAGCTGTTGACTTAAAGAAATTCATTAAAGACGATAAACTCGTTGACGTTGAATAATAGATATTGATCTGGAGGTTAGGTGAATAACCTAACCTCCTATTGTATCTTTTATTTTTATCGGAGACACATACAATGAAAAAAGGCGTAGTAAATGGGGTAATGTATACCATATATGATTTTGATAATGCAATGAAGAATGCTGAAGACATTAATGTTGCTATTGAAGAAGATGGTAAAGTTTATCCGATTATTGGTAAATCTAATGCATATCATACCAATGGTGTTATCATTGATGGATGTATGGCTACATATATCAATGCAGATAAAGACCAAGATAAGTATGCTTTAGAGAATATGAAGATTATTGATTTTGCTAATGCTAAGAGCATGCAAGATCAAATCGAAAAATCTAGTGAGTTACGTTCTATGGAAGAAACTATCTTGATTAATCCAGATAATATCTTCCATGTAAGAATTAAACCAAATGACTTACCGGAGATGATTGGTCTTAAAGAAGCAGTTAATCGTAAGAATATTGATATCAATAAATATGCTTATCGATTTGGGGATAACTTTAATAATGACCGACGTCTATTTGAGAAAGATACTATTACTCTAGCAAAGATAAAGACAATCGCTGAAGCATTAGATATGGATTGTTATATTACCTTTGAAGATAGAGAAAAGAATGTACCTAATCCAATTGGGTCACAAATTAAAGTTAAGATCACCAATATTGGGGAGGGTGACAATGAACACACAAGCTAAGTTTATCGCAGAATATAACGATAAAAATAGACCTAAGTTCAATGACAAGTTCTTTAATAAGTCTGATGATGATATCATTGAAGACTTGAAGGACGTTATTCTTTCTTGTGAAAGAAACAAGTTCTATACCATCAAAGTACTAAACTTTGAAGTTATAGATGACTATAATGAAGTACAAAAATTACTTATAGGAGATGAAACTCCATCTATCTCTATTAAGGATTCTGATCTTAAGATATTGAAAGTAACTTATCATGTAGCTTGTACTAAAGATGAAGATACTTTTGATGTACTTATTGCGATACCAAGAGTTATTGATGGTGCTTATATTCATTTGAATGGTAATGACTACTTCCCATTATTCCAATTAGTAGATGGTAGTACTTATAATAATACTACAGCATCATCTGCTAAGACTCAATCTATTACACTAAAGACGAACTCTAATGCTGTAAAGATGTTACGTAACTTCATTGACTTGAATACAACCAATGAAGAAACAGTTCGTGCAGCGATGTTTAGTGTATATCTATTCGATCATAAAGTTACTCTATTCGAATACTACTTAGCTAGATTCGGATGGTATGAAACTTTAGATAAGTTTAACTTTGAAGATGTAATCAAGATTTCTGATCATGATCTTAACGATCCAGAGTATTATACTTTTGCGATTGCTAATGCTCATATGAAGACACCTTTTTATATCTCAGCAGTTAAATCCTTTATGGATAATGATCGTATCCTACAATCTTTTGTAGCTTCCTTTGCTAGAGCTATAAGCTTATATGCAACTAAGAAGACTACATTAGATCAAATCTATACTACAGAATTCTGGATATGTAAGTTAGGATATAACTTCGTATCTTCTGAGACTTCTGTATTCACTAAAGGTAATGCAATCATCGAATCTTTGGAAAACTCTTATGATATTCCAACTAAGAAACGTTTGCGTTTACCTGATCATGTAAAAGAAGATATCTATTCTGTATTGAAATGGATGGCATGTGAGTTTTCTTCAATTCGTTTGAAGAATAACTTAGATGCATCTAGTAAACGGATTAGATGGTCTGAATATATTGCAGCTATGTATATCATGCTTATCAATGTTAAGCTTAGACGTTTACCAGAGAAGCATGATCCTAACATGGAAGCTTATCGTATCAAACAGCAATTGAATACACAACCAATGGCATTGATTGCTGAATTACAGAAATCTAATCTTAAGGGTTTCCGTAATATGGTTAACGATAGAGATTCATTCTTACAATTGAAATATACCATCAAAGGTCCATCTGGTCCTGGGGAATCTAATAGTAAGAATGTAGCACGTAATGTACGTGCAATCGATCCATCTCATTTAGGGATTATCGATTTGAATACTTCATCCGCATCAGATCCTGGTGTAGGTGGTATGTTATGTCCACTTAATTATGGTGTATATGAATGGAACTCATTTACTAATGAAGAAGAACCAAATGTTTGGGACGAAAACTTTAGTAAGATGCTTAATATATACCGTGAAGAGAAAGGATATACATCTGCTATCATGTTAGCTGATGATGCTGGATTAGAATTAACAGATACTCGAGATCCTGCAGCGGTAGCATTTGATGCTGACCTATTAGGTCAAACAATTGCTAAGGTAGCTAGAACTCGAGCATTTGAGAAACAACTTCGTCCAGCTCTAATTAACATGGAAGACAGTTGCTCAATATACTTTGAGGAGGTTTAAAATGGCTGATATTTATCATAGAATCTTTGTGTTCTCCAGAACCCAAATGGAAGCACTAAAAGAACGCTATAATAAACTCGGCAAAGAAATTGAATTTGGTAAAGTAGTAGTTGGTGGTGTCAAGAAGGAATATACTGATATCCTTCTTGATATGAACCAAGCTAAATACTCTGATTCAATTAAAGTTGCCGAAGGTGATATTCGTCGTATCATGTATACGAAGACTAAATAGGAGGTTCTAATGAGCGTAGGACAAGCAAATACTGACATCCATAATTTTGGACATTATTTGGTAAAACTTCTTGATACAAATTCTTTGTATTGGGATCGTTTATCTACTTTATCCCCAGATTACTTACTTCTTAATGATCACAATGAAAACTATTTCATTGATATGAACAAAGTAGAAGAGAAAGAATTGGATATTGATATCGAAGCACAAGCTTATGGTCGTAAACTTAACATTCGTGGTAAGAATGTTATCTTGATTTACAATGATAAGATTGAAGCAGATTGTTTATCAGATAATCCATTTAGTGTAGCAGTTAATCGTGAGTCAGATTCTATTTACTCTTTATTGATTAACTTCAACGCATTCGTTAAACTTGTAGCTGAGAAAGATTATAATGGAATCTATTCTTTCTTTGCTACATTCTATAGTTGGTTATGTGGTTCTGAAACACCACAAACTCACTTATATACAGTTCTTACATATATCGATGTAGTTTATCATAACTTGAACTTAGAGAAAGTTAAATCTTTCATTGATTTCAATATTGCTAAATCTACCGATATCATTCAACAAGTTCTTATGACCAAATTCAAGATTCCAAATCCACATGGATTTACTTCTCGAGTATTGGCTCAATTTGAATTGTTTGATACAGATAGTTGGATGAAAGCATTCTATTATCCAACTATTACTAAAGAACTTATTAAAGCTGGGGCTGTACCAGAATTCAATCTTAAAGGATTTATCGCTATGATAGAAGAAGCATTTGAAGATCAAGTAACTAATCTTGAACTTCGTAATGCACTCTTAAGTACTAAATACTTTAATGATGCAGAAATGGTTGAAGACAAGGAAGCTAAATACACTAAAGTTGTATTCAAAGACTTACTTGAATTTGAACCACGCTTTAAAGAACAAATTGATTTGTTATTCAATATGTCTGATGAACTAATGATTCCAGCAATGGATATCATTTATAAAGCTATCGATGACTCTATTGAAAAACATGGTATCAAAGAAGTAACTGAAGAAGATCAAGAATCTAAGAAACTTGAATTAGAATCTGATATTGAAAAACAAATTAGAGAATCTATCGAAGCTATGCAAGGTAAAGAATAATATATTACCCTCTAGGATACATAATCCTAGAGGGTTTTATTTTTTGAGGTGGTGAAACACATGAAAGAAGCAATAATTGATAATTGTACTTGCCCTAAGTGTTATTCAAAGAACTTTGATCTATATACTTCTAATGGTAAAGGTGTAAGCTATGCTAATATTATCTTAGCTTTCAGTAAAGATCCAGCACAAGTATTAGATAATTTGAATAGATACCAATTATACAAATTCAAGTGTAACGATTGCGGTAAATCTTTCTCTATTGACTGGAGATGGGGCTTACCATACCCTACTACAGAGAAGATTGATGTCTAATCTTGAACAAAGCAATAATAAATGAAAGGAGAATTTACTTATGGTTTCAAAGAATAATTTGCTATATATCATAGGTGCCATTATTTATATTGCTTGTTTCGGATATATTATACATGATATGCTACAAGCTCCTGAAGGGAGAATACTTTTATTTATTTTTAGCACGTCAGTAATATTGACAGCATTAATTATCGTTATAGGTTATAAGATATCAAAGGCACTCTTGCATATACTAGAAAAGTATACAGGAGAGTGATAGAATGATAGAATTGACCTTAGCAATCTTAATTGCAGCAGCAATGTTAACAGTAATATCTAATATTAGCTTTGTGGTTAATGTTGGATTAATACTAATTACAGTACTCTGTATATTAACTAATAATAAAAAAAGGTAACTATATGACTACTCTTGAACTGATGTTGTGTTATATATTCTTATTCGGTCTATATTATAGATTTATACATGGACCAGAAATGGATATAGATTATATTGTCACAATGATATCAGTAGTCCTACTATTCATTATATATATAGATCTATAAAATAATAATCTAGCCTAAACAATCTAATACAATTATAGATTGTTTATTAGAGAGGACTGCTTATAATGGATATAGTCTTAGTATTAATATCATTCTTGATTATTCTTGTTATTTCATTATTATACATAGTGGTTAGAATAGTTTATAAAGACTATATCAATGAATCTCCATTATATATAATAACCGACAAACGTAATATGATTATTAATGAAGTTAATAATCAAAGTAACTCTGTTTTCCTAGTTGAACTTAATGGAGAATTCTTTGTTAACGTAACAGAAGATTCTTATAATAAATCTGAGATTGGTGATCAAATCATGTTAACCAATTCTAGTAATGAGAAAGATTTTATAGTTAAGAAGCTATAGGTAAATTGTAATGAAACTATTATCAATTCGACTTGAAAATTATATTGGTATTTATAATGGTCGTGGCGATAATATCCTAGAGGTAGACTTATCACAGTCTACCTCTAATATCGTCATCATTCGTGGCTCCAATGGTTCGGGTAAGTCCACATTATTAAAAGCTTTATCTCCACTCCAAGATGATAATACTGCTATTATCCCTGGGATGGAGGGTAAGAAAACATTAAGATATCTTTACAATGGTGAAGTATATGAGATACTATACGTTCACCCAGTAAAGAATGATGGATCTAGAGGTCAAGTTAAGATGCAAGTATATAAAGGAATGAACCGTGTTGAGTTGAATCCTACTTGGAATGTGACTTCTGGTAAAGACATCATATTTGATCTATTTAACTTAGATGCTAACTTCCTTACATTATCTCAACTATCTTCAGAAGATAGAGGATTAGCAGATAAGAAACCAGCTGAACGTAAGAAGTTCGTTAATAGTATAATTAATGGTATTGAAGTATACAACAACATGTATAAAGTCATTACTAAGAAGTATTCTACGTTTAAGAATATGATTAATACTATATCATCTAAGATTAGACAGATTGGTAATATAGAAGAATTAAATGCTAGATTTATCAATATTTCTAAACAAGTAGAAGATGTATCTAGTGAACGAGATAAAGCAGTAATCGAAGCATCTAAAATTGATGCGGAGATTGGTATCTTGACTAGAGATAATAACCTTGAAGAATACTATAAGATCAACGAAGAGATACGAGATAATATTGATTATATCAGTGCATCTAAATCTCAAGTTATTGATCTTTCTAAAGGAGAGTTATCTAGTGAGAACCTATATGAACTAAAAGATATCATTGATAACAGTCTACGTACTTTTGATAAAGATATATCCAAATGGAAATCTGAAGAAGCCGTAGCTAATGCTAAGATTGAAAGTATAAGTAGAGAAAAAGATGAAGCATTCAATTCTCTACAAACTAAGATTACTAAACGTGGTACTTTATTAGATGGAGGATTCAGTGATTCTGATCTATCTCTATATAAAGAAACTAAAGCTAAGATAGCTGAACTTGAAAATGATATCAATGGTTTAAATTCTTCTATTAAGAATCTTTCCGAAGCAGAGGCTTTAGTCAATGCTATGGAAATGATTGTCCCAGTGTTAGATAGTCTTTATAATGGTTTAGATGCTACCACTAAGAAAGAAAAATATGATTTCGTTAAGACTACACTAGATAATGATGGTAAGTACTTAGACCAAACCGTTAAGTTATCTCGTACTTATAATGAAGTATCTAGAACTGTGGGTGAATTAGAGTCTGAGGTTTTAGCTTATGAGATACTATTCGATAAAGCTAAGTCCTTAGCCTTACGTCCTAAGGAATGTAAGATAGATGATTGTTCATTTGTTAAAGAAGCAATTGAAGCATCATCTAAACATCCTGAGAAACGCATCAATGATATCAATAAAGAGATTAGTGAGTCTAAGACTTTATTGAAATCCTTAGAGAAAGATATTGAATCTTATAAAGAACTCTATGACTTCAATAAGAGATTTACTAATCTTCATGGTATGATATTATCTTTCAGAAAGCTATTAGAAAAGAGTCCTGTTGATTATATCATCGACCCATACCAACTATTAGCTTCTTTAGACCATATGGAAAAATTAATGATTGATTTCAATCAGATTCGTGGTATCTTCAATATTATTACAACTAAATCTAACTATGAGGAAATCATTGAATCATTAAAAGAACCAGCGGCGAAGTATGAAGCAAACAAGGCTCTAATCGATGAATTAGATTCTGACATCGCTTCATTGAAAGATAAACTAAATACTATTGATAATCGATTAATGGCTGAGAAAGATGCTATCAGTGAAACTGTAACTGATATATCTCTAACAGAATTTAAGATTGAAGTATATACTAAATGTAAGTCTTTAGTAGATGAATGTATTGGTCTTGACACAAGAAATGAAGAACTTCAAGCTCAAATCAATTCACTATCTGATATAGCACTTAAAGTTAAAACTTTAGATACTAGAATGGCTGAAGCTAAGTCTAGAGCTGATAGATTGAATAATGACTTAAATGCTATTCTTAATGAAAGAGATAAGATAGCATCGAATAAAACGTTATTAGAAGACTATATCAGGGACCTAGACCTGTATAATAAGAATTTCTCGATTCTCGAAACTATACGTTACTATTTAAGCCCAACTACGGGCATCCAGACAGTGTTTATGAGAACGTATATGGGAAATATTATTTTGAAGGCTAATGAATTATTAAGTTTGATATTCAATGGTCAATTCATTATACAACCATTCGTAATCAATGAAGCTGAATTTAGAATACCATGCCTTGGTAATGGATTAGTTAATGATGATATCTCATCTATGAGTACAAGTCAAATCTGTATGATTAGTATGATCTTATCATTTGCTATTCTATCTAACTCATCTACTGATTATAATATCTTGAAGCTAGATGAAATTGATGGTGGTCTTGATACAGAGAACCGTATTCAATTCATTGGTTTATTAAAGCAACTCATCTCCATGGTTGGATGTGAGCAATGTTTCCTTATTAGTCATAATATGGAATATGATGCTGACACTACAGTGATTGATATGGCTGCTAGACCTGTATTAGTTAGATAATATCATCGAGGAATATGTAATGAAGACAAGAATAAAATTTGAGGGGGATACCTTAGTAGGATTCCCCAAAGATAAAACAGTTAATCTTATAGTATTATACTCTGGTGGATTTGATTCTACTGCTATTTTAAATATGGCACTTAAAGCAGCTAGTAATAGAGAAAATAAGATTATTACAGTATATGCTTTAAATGTATCTAGTGATTTTTTAGATGATGGTAAACTTAAACTAGAGCAGAAGTATACTAAGAAGTTTATAAGTCACCTAAATAAAAAATATAAAGGTAAATCTAATATTAAGCTTATTAGATTCTCTCATACAATACCAGATCTGGTATCATATAATTATATGATTAACTCATATGATTTAATCTTTATAAGTGCAATTAATACAGTAGTACCTTTTATTGGAGGAGCTGATATTAATATCGTACTAGGAGGATCTCTTGATACAGATTCAAGAGGATGCCATATACCGTATTATAAAGAAATGGTAGAATCTTATAATAAATCATTCAATTCTATTGAAACTTGGATGGAATTTCCATTAATAGAAAATACTAAAGCTCAAATTCTTGCATACATTGTTGAAAATAATTTATATAAATTCTGTACTTGCTGCGAAAAGCCAGATAGTAAAATTATATGCAATAGTTGTAAAGAGCATGCATTAGGATTATTTAGCTTATTAATGGATTATAGAACTGGTAACTATCATTTAAGTGATAAGAATGCAACCTTTATCGAATCAAAATTAGATAAAATTTTAGGTGAAATAGACGATTAATGGAGGTCCTATTATGTATGATTTCGCAAGTGCATATGTAGTAGCTCAAGCTTTAGAGATTATTGCATCTACAGCAGCAATTGGTTTAATTGTAGCTATGATTATTCAAGATTAATAAAAGAAGGACTAGTCTCTTGTAGACTAGTCCGTTTTCTTTTTTGTAAATCTTTAATACTATAGCTATATATTATTAAGGTGATATGATATATAGTTTATAATTAATTAAGGAGGAAATATATCATGAAAGAAACAATCATTTTTACAGTAGTAGCATTATTATCTGGTTTGGCAGGTCACTATCTTGATGTGACTTATCAAAATTCTTTGGGAGTAATCTTCCCAATTGCATTCTGCTATACTGTTACAGCAGTAACAGGTTTGATAGCCTTTGGCTGTCTTTTTGATCTTGTGGCAAATCCAAAGCCACGTCGTCGCAAAGTAAGAAAGACTAGAGTGTAAAAACTCTAGTCTTTTATTTTTTTAATTTTTTTGTAAGTTATATATTATAAAGGTGATTTATAGTTTATATATTTTCCACAAGGAGGAAACAAGAAATGAAAACTGAAGTATTTGTATTAATGGCAAGTGTAGTCATCATATTCATGAATGTGATCGGAATGTATCCAAGTATATTAAATATCATGGATGGATATAATTTGAAAGTATCATATGGTATGCTGATGATTAATATCGCATTAATTATCCTAGCTATCGTACAATCTTATCTTGTTATTCATATTAGAAATAACAAGTAATCTGACAATATAATAGGAGGTATAGTTATAATATGAGTAAGAGAGATAAATGATCATTAAAGTTATTATTAATGACTATTATATTTGCATTGATTGCAGATCAGTCACTTCGATATACTGATATTATATTTTCATTTATATCTGCTATAGCTATTGTGTCAGCAGCTATATCAGTATTTTTATTATGCTGGCAAATGTATCATAGTAGAAGGTAGTATAATGATTTTCGTTATTAGCTTTATAGGAATATTAGCAGCACCTTGGGTGCTGCTAATTCCTTTATTTTTATTTGAAGGACTCATTGGAAGACATGTAGAAATGACTACAGACCTTATTGAGATTTTTATTTTTTATGATCTAGCAATGGGTACATTCTTATTGCTTAGATATATTATGAATAAGATTGGAGGAAAACGATGATACCAACCGACAGATTAACTAAGTATGATTATTACTATCTTAGTATTGCCAATAAGATATTAAGTGAAGGTGAAATGCGAGATAACCGTACTGGTATTAAAGCTATCTCATTGCCTCATGTGTGTATTACTATTGATTTAGAAGAAGATGGATTCCCTATCTTAGCTTCTAAGTTTGTTGGATTCAAAACAGCTGTTAAAGAATTATTATGGATTTGGCAAATGCAATCTAATGATGTCCGAAAACTCCAAGATATGAATGTACATATCTGGGATGAATGGATGCAAGAAGATGGTACTATTGGTAAGGCTTATGGATATCAATTAGCTAAATATAAGCAAGTTGATAATCTTATTAAGACTATTAAAGAAGACCCAACTTCCAGACGTATGATTACAACCCTCTGGAACATAGAAGATTTACCAGAAATGGCTCTTCAACCATGTGCTTTCCAAACACTATGGAATATAAATAAAGGTCATCTTAACTGTATGCTTACTATCAGAAGTAATGATTGGTTCTTAGGTAATCCATTTAATATAGCACAATATGCTGCATTAGTTCATATGATTGCTCAAGTAACTAATTATAAACCAGGTAGGCTTACTGTATGCATCAATGATGCTCATATATATGAAAATCATATCCCACAAATACAAGAGCAACTTGGCTTAGTAGATATGAATGAGATGTTTGATACATTTATAACTGATAGATTTTGTAAACCTAAGTTAGTTTTAAATGAAGATATTAAGGATTTTTACGACTTCACTATTGATGATATTAAATTAGAAGGATATATTCCAGGACCAAAGATCAAAGCTGAAGTCGCAGTATAGGGGTTTTAAATATGGGAAGATTATGTACATTATCCGCTGTTGTTACAATGGATAACTATAACTGTATATCTGATTGCAATAATGAAAAGATAATGGAGATTCCAGAGTTTGAGAATAAAGTGAGACAACAAACTTTAGGATGTACTATTATTATGGGGCGTAAAACATGGGAGAGAATAACTCCTCTTAATAATAGAACTTATATTATATTATCAACTAATAAGGATTATAAACCTAAGACAAGTCCGTATTATAAGGTATTTGTAGCAAATAGATTTCTAGAAGTATTCTATATACTTAATAAAACTAATGTCAAGACTGCATATGTTTATGGTGGTAAATCTATTTATAATAGACTTAATAAATTTATATCTAACTTTATTATTTGTAAGATTAGACATAGACTTCATGGTAATAATAGATTTATTAATCCATTGCCTAATAAGAAATATATGCTTGTAGAAAGTAAGCTTTATACTCATACAACTAAGAATGGAGCTGAATATAGATGGTCTTTAGAAAAGTATGTTAAACGTACTTCTAACGATAAGATACTTCCATCGGTAGCTCATATGTTTAATAAAAAATAATATATTTATATATTATTAACGTGATATCAATGTATGATATCAGTTATACAGGGTATGATCTAAAGAAGATCATATAGGTTATTTAATATTATAGGAGGTTCTCATGATGAACACAACAAAAATGAACAAAGTTATTTTATCCGCAGCCGTAATGACATCTCTTATAGGTTCTGTATTCGCAGCAGGCGTAAATAATACAGTTGATCCTGCAGCGGTAACAATGGGTGCTGAAGCTTATGGTAATTCTAATACTATTACTGCAACTGGTACATCTGCATTTGCTGTAGGTTATAATAATACTGTAAGCAAAGATAATGCTTTAGTTTATGGTAATAGCAATGTAGCAAGTGGTACTAACAGCTTAGCCGGTGGTGAATATGCTAAAGCAAAAGGTCGCAACTCTGTTGCAATCGGGTCTTCTGCACAAGCATTACAAGATAATACATTTGCTATTGGTTCTCAAGCAAGAGTTAATGGTGAAGATGCGTTAGCATTCGGTAACGGTGCTTATTCAGAAAACCAAGCTACTGTAGCTGTAGGTAAATCTGCAAGAGCCAAAGGGTTAATGGGTACAGCAGTAGGTTATGGTACTCGTGCATCTAATCAATACACAACTGCACTTGGTTATCAAAACGTAGCTAGTGGTGTTCAAAGTTCCGCAGTTGGTGTGAACAATGAAGCTACTGGTGATTATTCTGCAGTAAGTGGTACTAATAGTGCAGCTAATGGTAATTATGCATTGGCATCTGGTTTTAAAGCAAAAGCTGTTGCTGATGATTCTATTGCAGTAGGTGATCAATCTAAAGCAACTGGTATCTCTTCTGTAGCTGTTGGTACAATTGCTGAAGCTACAGGTGGCGATGCAATCGCAGCTGGTCATTCCGCAATCGCAACAGGTAATCTATCCACTGCTATCGGCTCCAATGCTGAAGCAAAAGCAGATAATACAATTGCAATCGGCTCTAGTGCAAAAGTTACTGGTGTATCTTCTGTAGCTGTTGGTCGTGACAACAATGTTACAGGTAATGATACTACAGTTATCGGTGCTAATAACGGTACAGTTTCCTATGATCCTAGCACTGGTGCAGTAGTACTTGATAAAACAATTTCTGCAGATCAATCTGCTGTAGTTGGTTATAATAACCATCTTCAAAGTTCTGATAAAGAACAATTGATTTTCGGCTCCAATAGCATCACTAAAGAACAAGGTGCAACAGTAATTGGTAGTCATTCTAAAGCTACAGCTATTGATGCATTTGCAATCGGTAATAATATCATTGCAGATGTACAAAATGGCGTAGCTATTGGTACTAACTCCGTAACTGAATTAGCAGTGGGAACTACTAATATCAAAGACAATACTTCTGATATTCGCTTCAGCAATTCTACATATGCTGGTAGCAATCCTGATAGTGTTGTAAGCTTTGGTACAAATGGTCGTGCTGGTGCTGGTGGTGTTACTAGCTATACTCGTCAATTGCAAAATGTTGCAGCTGGTAGAGTATCTGCGACTTCCACTGATGCAATCAATGGTTCCCAACTATATGATGTAGCTTTGGAAGCTCAAAAATATAATACTCTTGTAGATGGAACTAATACAACAGTTACATCTCAAGATAATGCGTTCGGTCGCAAAGAATATAAAGTGAACGTTAACCGTGATTTGACTAAAATGAATTCTGTTCAATTCAATACAGTTAATGATCCACAACGTAACTTTGTATCCAAAGACGGAATGCATGTATTTGATGGTGATGTGAATACTAACTATACTTCCAATGGCATGAAGCTTGAAAATACTAATAATCTAGATACAGCTCAATATGATCTAGATGGTATGGTAGCTGATTCCAATGGTAAACATGTAGAATTTACTACATCCAATATCACTGCAGGCGGTCAACAAATTCATGGTGTAGCTACTGGTACAGCTGGTACTGATGCAGTTAACGTGAACCAATTGACTTCTGCTTTAAATCAAGTGAATGGTGCTAATACTGCATTAGGTAATGTAGTTAAAGCTAACCAACAAGAAGCTCGTAAAGGTATTGCAGGCACTGCAGCATTAGCTGGTTTGCATCCATTAGATTTTGACCCAGATCACAAATTGGATATCATGGCTGGTTATGGTCATTTCCATAATGTAAATGCTGGTGCAGTAGGTATTGCTTACCGTCCAAACGAAGATTTGATGTTCACAGCTGGAACTACATTTGGTAGCGACAATGTAATTAATGCAGGCGTCTCTTATAAAGTTGGTGCTCGCTCTGAAGTATCTCGTTCCAAAGTAGCTATGGCTCGTGACTTAGCTGATGCTAAACGTGAAATTGCAAAACTTCAAGCTGATAATGAAAAATTCAAATCTATCTTGAATGCAGTTCTTGGTTTAGATTTACCACAAAATAATGATGTTGTATTTGCTGACGTTCCTCAAAATCATTGGGCTTATGCAGCTGTACAAGATCTTGTTAACCGTGGTTTAGTAAATGGTTATGAAGATGGTCTATTCAAAGGCGATCGTACTTTAACTCGTTATGAATTTGCTCAAGTAGTTTACAATGCAATTCAACGTGCTAAAGAAACTAACCAAGGTATCGACCAACGTTTGGTTGAAGAATTTAAACCAGAATTGATGCGTTTCTCTATTGAAGGTAAAGTTCATGAACGTGTTCATGTAAACAAATCCACTAAAGAAGTTAAACGTGATCAATATGGTACTATTGTAAAATAATTAGATTAAAAGAATATTTAAGAGATAGAGTCCTAGAACTCTATCTCTTATTTATTTTTTAGGAGGATAACATGGAAACTTTTAACACTATGTATTTTGGGGCATTTGAGAAATTTGAATGTGTAATAGAAGAATTTCTAGATGAAGCTCCAGAAATGGATTGTAGCTATTCGTTAGAAGGCGATAAATATGGTGATGTTAAGTTTGATATTATTAGATCTGAAAATAAGATTGACTTTACTATCAATGATATTAAATTCAAGTTTATTGAAGATAGAGTAGTATTTATGAACGCATATGAAGCATTCAGAAATCGTCCATATATCTTATATATGATGGTTAAACTATTCCATCAGTTATATCTTGATAATAATACTGAACTCTTTAAAGATAAGAAAGATAAAGTATTAGATGTACTTGATGCATTCTTACTTTTAGAAGGATGGTTCGAAGATCCTCGAATTGAGAAAGCTGAAGAAGATGAATATGAAGCTATAGCTAATGAGAGAGCTCAAGAGAATAAAGAATTCTGGGATGAATATTACAAGTCTAATCCTAATGATATTTAAGGAGAGAATGATGAGAGAACTTATTATTTGTGCAGTTTTAATTGGTTGCTTTAGTGTAGCTAATGCTAATAATGTAGAGCAACCTAAAGAAGTTAAGATCGTTCATAATGATGATAGTGTAGTTCTTCATAAGAAGATCTATCAATTAGAAAAACGTATTGAACGATTAGAAGAGTTATTAAAGAAAGAAGGTAAATAATATGAACTTCAAATATATAAGAAATTTCTTTGATACTGATGAAAGATTTAGTTATATGCATGACTTACTTGAAAATAAAATGGATGTACATATTGCAAATGGTCAAAGCTTTATAATCATACAAGAAAAATATAGTTTATTTAAAGCAATATATGCTTTACCTGATAATCCATTTCTTAAGGTTAGTTTCAATATCAGTGATGAAGAATCTTTCAAAGATGCAATTGAAATTATATATAAATCAGCAACCATATCAGATGATCAATCTAAAGAAGATAAAATGGCAGAAATAAATCATATTATATCAGATTATAATTCCATAACTGATTTTAGTAATCAACCTAAAGATATAGTTAAGTATCCTAGAGGAGGAAATACTATGTATAAACAAACAGTAAATAAAAGCTTTGATTTCTTAAATGATTACAAAGTAGTTAAATTAGCTGAACGAGCTATTAATGATAACTTTGCTGAATTAGCTAATGATTTCATTAAGTACTCCAATAGTGAAAAAGATACAGGAACTATCTTATCATGTGGTAATTCTAAAGTATTATTTTCTTCAACCAAGTTTAATAGAAAGATCACTATTGAATTTAGTAGAGATGGCGAAGAACCATTCCGTTATGTTTATACTAATAAAGGTATTAATCTACTAAATGACTATGATTCTATGGCATTAATTACCATTGGTAATCTTATTGAATCTGCAGTAGATGCATGGTTAGAAAATGATGAAAATAGAATGAATATTGTTGATCTAAATGAACGTTTGTTAAGCGTAGTAGATAATATTAAAACTATGATTGGCTTGATCAATACTACTATTGGAAAGTATAATGCATAATACAAATAAATAAATGTGTTGGCAGGAGTAGGGATTTAATCCCTACTCCTTCCTGCTTTTCTTTTTTTGTAATAGTGGATATATATAACTGTATATTATTAAGGTGATATGATGATATAGTTTATTAGTAGCCGCATGGCAAGAAAGGATCATATCATGACTAAATCTAAATTTTACGAAGTATCTAAAGTGATGAATATGATGGAACTTATCTTAAAGAAGTTTCATGCAGATATGCTTGAAAATAATATTGTAAGCAGCGTATTTTGCTGTTATGAAGATTATTTTACAGTATTACATCCTTTAAAAGGACATATTGCATCAAATGATACATTTTCAATTATTGAAAATGGAGAATATGTATTGAAGATGTTAAATATCATCAATACATATGATAATATGGGTTGGAGCCCATATTTCACAGCTTTAAAATTAGGCATTGATGAAATCAATCGCTTAATGGGAGAAGATGAAGAGTAGAGGTTAACCTCTACTCTTCTCTTTTATTTTTTTTCTTTTTTATTAATAATTAGATTCTACTAACTTAACCATTCCACCTTCAATAGTAGCTAATGGGAAGTTCATATTTAAATTAGAATTACGAGCTACACCAGTTTGGAAGTTTAAGTTCATATCTTCTAATAAGAATGGATCAGGTAAACTCATATTGGTAATTTGTTTACCAGTCTTAATATTCATACAACGGAACTCTCTAGATTCTGTTTTTGGATCGAATACCACTACAGTCTTAATATCTGGATTGTGTTCCATAATCATACGATTTTGTTCTGGAGTAAACAATTCATCATTAGTCATCATAGGTTGATAGATATCCATACCGCCTTGTTGTTGAACCATCAATGGTACATCTCCACTTTCTAATCTAGGTGGAATGAAACCAGATTCAAGTTGTTGTCTTGGAGTATTAATGATATTTTCATATAGACCCATGATAGCTGCTTCATCACTACCACTATTTTCAAGTTTAAGTTCTTTAGTACGTTTAAGTTCCATATCATGACATTTAGAGATAACAGAGTTAAGCTCTTTAATAGCAGATAGTTTAGTACTAGATAGAGATGAAATAGTTGCAGAGATATCAGTTAGATATTGATATTTACCACGCATCTTGGATAATCTAATATCATTAAACTCTTGTTTTAATTCACCTTGAAGACCATCAATTTGACCAATCATAACTTTGATCAAATCATTAGTTTCTTCATAAGAATCAATATAAGCCTTATTGGTTACGATCTCTTCAGCATCACCACCTACATTGATTTCATCAGTATCTTTATTTTTTCTTGGTCGACCACGTTTTCGTGGTTTGATCAAAGTACTTTCATCAATAGGAGTATTCTCCACTACAATTTTTTTACCTTGACCAGTAGCAAATTTATTAAATACAGACGAACCATTAAAGTTTGGTTTAGGACTATTAGTCACTTTAGGTTCTTCTACGGTAATATTACCTTCGGTAATAGCTTCAGTATATTGCATAATATTCCCTCCTTTTATGGGTTTATTTTAAAGTTCTATGCATATATTCTTATATTGCCTAAAAACGTCGAATTATTAAAAATTAAACTCCCAGTTACATTAAAGTAGGTATAAATACGAAGGAGGATTTTAAATATGGCTAACATTTTAAACATATTTAATCAGTTTCCAAAGAACTATGACTTAACGATTTTGCAAACATTCTTTGCAAAACCTTTTAAACAAGATAACGGTAAATGGACTAAACCATCTTTGAGTTTAGTTGCTAAAGATAATAATACAGGTAAGAAACACGTATGTGAAATTGAAGATCCAGAATATATTTGGTTCTTAGCTAAAGATCCAGATAAGTTAACTCATCATTATGACTTCTTACCTAAAGATGAAGTAGAAGCTATTCAATGTCCTAATAGAGAATTAGAGAAATGTATAGCTCAAGCAACTGGTAATATGAAATTCTTTACAAACAATATTGCCAATGGTGAATATAGAGAGAATGCTAAGTTACATACTTTAAACCAAGTATTCTTCTCTGACCAAAATATTGAAGACCATTATAGATTCTGGTTCAATAGATTATTTAAGAATGAAATCCATTCTGTAAGAAAAGCATATCTGGATATCGAAGTTGATATCTCTGATATTGTAGGTGATTTCCCAGAGCCAGGTGAAGCTCCAGTTAATGTAGTAACTTATATTAATGATGGTGTAATCAATACATATATTCTTAGAGATCCTAAGAATCCATTAGTACAAGAGTTTGAAAACCAAGTAGCTAGTGGAGAGATTGAAAGAGATTTAAGAAAGTTAATTGAGTTTGCTATTGGTGATGAAGCAAGACAACGTAAGTTTAATATCTTTGGATATAACTTTAACGTGAAGTTCTTTGACCAAGAAATACAATTACTAGGTTCTTTATTTAGACAAATCAATACAGAAGAACCTGACTTCTTAATGGCTTGGAACATGGCGTTCGATATTCCATATTTGATTCAACGTATTCGTAATCTTGGATATCGTCCAGAAAGTATCATGTGTCATCCAGACTTTAAGTTAAATCCTAAAGCTGAATATTTCATTGATACTCGAATGGAAAATAACTATGCTGAACGTGGTGATTATGCATATATCTCATCATATACAGTATACTTAGATCAAATGATTCAATTTGCATCTCGACGTAAAGGTCAATCTGCATTTGCATCATTTAAGTTGAATGATATTGGTGCTCAAATCTGTGGTGTACAAAAGTTGAATTATCATCATATTACGACAGACTTAGCTAAGTTGCCATTCTTAGATTTTAAAACATTTGTATTTTATAACATCGTCGACGTATTAGTCCAAGTATGTATTGAAGAATCTACAGATGATATTGGATATATCTATAACTCTAGTGTATTGAATAATACTAGATTCTCTAAAGTACATAGACAAACAATCTATCTAAGAAATAAACAAATCGACTTCTATTTCAATCTAGGACTTGTTGTAGGTAATAATATCAATAAGACTAGAGAGAAACCATCTGAGAAATTTGACGGTGCTTTCGTAGCAGATCCTAACTTAGTTAATGATTCAGTTAAACTAAAGATTAATGGTATTCCAGTTTTCTTATGTGATAACTTAGTTGACTTTGACTTTAGTTCTCTATATCCAAGTATTAATCGTGAATTCAATTTAAGTTCTCCATCTGAGATTGGTAAGATTGAATTTGAAGATGATAAAGATGCAAGTTCTGCAATCATTGAAGATATTGTAACTCAAGATCATTTAACTATTGGACATAGATGGTTTGGTTTACCTAACTATAGTGAGTTAGTAGATCAAGTATCTACATTATTTGCATCTGGTAGACTATCTACAGAGAATGAATTCAAAGTATATAATAAAGGCGAGTTAGTTAAACCAATAGCAGTTGAATACAATGAATGTGTACCAGCTTTAACTAGATTTGGTAGCATGAATATGAATGCAATCTATGGTGAACGACAAATGCCAGGAGGATTA